GTATCTGCTGTTCAATATGTTAAACAAATAGATGAAGCAGATGCAATGGAATTTATTCGAGAGATTAAAGGAGAGCAAATGACATGGTAATTAAAGCTGAAGATAATGTACAGTGTGTGCATTGTAATAATTATATTATATATGATGCAGATAAAAAGATCTGGGATCTAGCTAGTAAAGATAGATTATTAAATTGTAAACATGAACAAAATGTTAATATTATTTGTAACTTTTGTGGAGATACATTTGCAGTAAATAGTGATAGAATATTTACTACACATAATGGTCGTAAAAAATGTTTATCATGTTCAGTAGTGTTATTTTAAAGTATAGATATTACCAGCTTATTAAAAATAAAGTATTGGAGAAAAAATGGAAGAATTAGAACCAGTAGATTATAGTGAATGTATTAAGACTCGATATAGAGGTTTTGATATATATTTACAAGACATAATAGGATCACTAGAAGCCTATTCAATAATAGTTGAAGATGAAAGTAAAGGTATAAATGCAAGAATGTTTATGGGACCAGTAGTAAAAACTACTGATTACGGTGGACTTCAAAATGTATTAAAAGATTTAGTTAACCTAACATATAACTTTATAGATTGTCTTTTACTAAAAGATAAAACAAGAGAAATGGAAAATAATGATAATTGATTCAAATAAATTTGGAGATAAAGAACTTTGGAGAGTAAATTTACTCTTAGAGGTAGATGATGAATTTGAAGCTAGATTTTTATTAGAGAAATTAGGCGAATTATTCAAAGATGAATTAAAATTCAATAAATGGCATTACGAAGCAGGCAGGGATTTAGATTCAGAAGAAAAATTAAAAGAAATAAGAAACAATAAATAAAAACAACAGATAGGAATAAAGACAATGAAATATATTAAGATTACAAATACGGCAGAAAGTGTGCCAAGATTATATTTAGAAGTATTAGGAGTATCCACTAAAGCAGATAATGAAAAAACAATTGGACAATTTGGTTCAGGTTCAAAATTTGCTCCTATTTTTGCATTAAGAAAAGGTTGGGAATGGATAAATGTTGGCAATGATGCTAACGGTAGTTATACAATGTCTTATAAAATTGTAAGAGATGAAAATTCAGATATAGATATAGTTAATTTTGACTATAAAGATGAGTATTTAAAGCCATCTTCTTTTTCAATAAATGCTGGAGCAATAGGTTGGCAAAATCCTTTTATGGTATTTCGTGAAGCTTTTGCTAATGCTATAGATGCACATTTAGAATTTGGTGAAGATTATAGTATAGAAATAGTTAATGAAATTGGAGAACCAGTAGAAGGTAAGTTTTCTGTTTATTTAACAGCGGCACCAGAATTATTAGAAATTGTATATAATTTTGATAAGTATTTTTCTTTTAATAGAGAACCAATATTCACCAGTAATAAAGGTGGTAAGATTTATCATAAATTAGATAATGATGATAAAAATCTTCGTATATATCATAAAGGTGTTTTAGTTTATGGTCTTGAATTACTTAATGGTGATGTATCAGAACATGATGAAGATGATATTTTTTATTCATTGTTTGATTATGATTTACCATATGTCGAAATGGGTGAAGATAGAAGATTAGTTAATCCTTTAAATACTGAATTAAGACAAGTTTGTAATATGTTTTTACATAATGGACATTATAATTCAGATTTCTCTAACAATGTTATTCAGTATATTATAGAGACAAAAGGATTTACATCAAAATTTAATATGAATTATGTCGATCCTGAGAGATTTGATAGTTTAAATTATTTCTGTAATTCCGATCCTGAGATTACTGATATTTATGAATGGGGTAATAACAATTACTTTACAGTATATCCTTGGAGTTATGATAATGATGATATTATAGAAGTAGATATAGATAAATCAGATGAATATCCAGAAGGTGAAATGCCTAATAGTTTTGCTATTGAATTTTACAATACGATGAAAGATAAATATATAGATGACGATCAAGATGAAGATGGTCTATATAGGATTTGTTTTGTTAATGAAGATGTTAATAACGATTTAGGTCAAGATTTATTTACAGCATTAACTGAAATTGGTGCATTACCAATAGTTGTTAGTGGTGCTGTTGCTAATTTAATTGAACATAGCGGTGGTAAGAACTATCTAAATAAAAATATGCTTAGTGAAAAAATTAATTATCCAATTAAAGAAGTAACTGGTGTTACTAAAAAGATTTTTGATTATGCATTGAATATAGTTTGTGACTATGATCCCAGAATTAAAAAAGTAAAAGTAGAAGTAATGAAGACTACTGAAAAGAATGCAAACATTAGAGGAAAAGCAATTAATTTAGATGCTATGACAAGATTAAGCATTAGTCGTCGTGATTTATTTGATCCAGAAGATTTAGAAGATTATATTGATCAACTTGATGATGAATTTAAGCCTACTATTTTAATTAACGAAAGCATAATAAAAGAGGATGAAATTAACGCTTTAATTGCTACTTTAATTCATGAATTGGATCATCATATTTCTGGTGCGGGAGATTATTCGAGAGAATTTAGAGATGTTGCAGATACAAGAATTGGTGATTTAGTTAGCCAAAAATATCAAGTATCATATGAAAATGAGAGAAAAGAAATAGATAAAGAAATAGCTAAATCAAGAGAGGAAGTGTAATGAGTTATTTTAATGATAAAGATATAGATCGTAGCGAAATAAGACGATCAAGAAAACGTAGATATATTGTTAAAGTTATTAATAGTAAATTTTGTATTATAGACACACATCAAGATGATGAAAAAACTAAAATAAGGTTTACATATAATAATGCAAAAGAGGCTATGAAACAATGTAGTGGATTAAATCATAGCGAACTTGATTTTGAAATGGAGAAATAAATGTACGACGATGATTTAAGAGAAATAATTGTTGATGCTAGAGACAGTTCTGTTCTAGAAAAAATTACGATTAGAGTTAGACCTAATCCTGTAGAAAATAATGTAAGATCTGTTGGAGATAATTCTTCAAGTATGACTGTTTTATTTAAAATTGGCACAGAGTATTTCTATCCAAACGTTCCTAATAATACTATTAGTGAAATATTGTTTAGTAATTCTATAGGTTCAGCTTTTAATAGGCTTATAGGAAACAATAAGAATATAAACTATGTAAAGGTAGTGTGATGTTTTGTGAGAATAGAAAATAGTAATAGTAGATCTGGTAAACCTAGAAGGTTTGTAGATCCAGCTTTTAAAGATAAAATTAGAAGAAGAGATGAGTATAGGTGTAGGATTTGTTTAAAGAAATCGTTTGAACTTAATTCTAAACTACAAGTTCATCATATTAGACCAGTAAGTATTGGTGGTAGAGATAGAGAAAATAATTTAATTACTTTATGCGATAAATGTCATAAAGAAGTTCATAAAGATATTGATGGTTGGATTAAACCATTAAGATCATATGTAGATTTATATAAAAAAACAGGACAAAGATATGCTCTTTGTAAGGAAGGTTAAAAATGGGAATACAACATTTAGGTAAAGAAAAAAACGATTTAGAAGCAATAGAGTCTTTTGAAAGATTTTCTATTAGATATAACGATCTCTTTAATGATTTAGATGAAAGTTATTTAGGATTACTTGAAGATGATGATGAAAAATCGGAAGATACATTTAACAAATTATATGAAGTTTTATGTATAGATATGACTCAAACATTTAATATAGTTTTTTCTACTGGAGGACCACAAGAGTCTTTAGAAGTAGAATGTTATTTACATTATAACGAAATGGGTGCATTAGATGAATGGAGTATTAAAAGCCTTACTTTTATTTATTTGCCTTGGTATGATAGAAAAGAAATACCTATTGAAGAAGGTGATGCATTTTATGATATTTGGAAAAGATATGCAGAATTACAAATAGAACCTATTATGGAGGCGAAATTATATGTCCTATCTTGAACCATTAAGTAATAAAGAAAGAATGCGAATGAGATTATTTTTGCAAGATCTTGAAAGTAAACAATGTAAATCTACAGAAGATTATATTAGATATATTGAATATAAAAGACTAGTTGATCATTTATGGAGAACGTCATGACTAAAAATATAGCATCTATTATAAGAAACTATAACAATTCTCGTAAAGCTAATGCTGCATGTGAGAAGATATTGAAAAATATGAAAGATACTTATAAAGTTAAGGTCCAGGATTTTAGTGATAGTGGTTCCAAAATATCTACTAAAAATGTACGTTAAGAATAAAAAAGTTTCAGGGGCGTTCAAAAGTTAAAATTAATTGTTGATTGTATCTATAGTATTACATTAAAGTAATGGGCGATATAGATACTATCGCAATATATTAAGGGTGGTGGGTTTTTTATGTTTTTGTCTTTCCCCACCACCCTTAATTATATATCTAAAAGACATAGAATAGGATAAGTTATGAAAAAATTGTTAGAAGAAAACCTTGTTGGTTGTCCATGCAGGGGAATTAAGAATAGCAAATGTAATTGCCATAAAGATGAATATTTCTGTATTTGTCAAAAGCATTGTCAACCAACAAAATTATTACCACACAAAAAGAATAGGATAATGAAATGAGTATAAAAAGAAAATTAGCGGGTCATTGTGCAGTTGATTCAGGTCAATTAATATTAATAGATCCATGTTATGTTAGAGAAGATAGTCCAAGTAAATCATTAAGTATGATAAAACTATATGAAGAGATTTGTGAGGTTTCAATAAAAGATAATTTTGGACCTATTATGAATAATTTAGCAATAGTTACAAGTACTGGTTACGGTGATGGTTATTATCCTGTTTATGTTAATTTTAATGATAGCACTAACAGAGTAGAGTCACTTGAAATTAAATTTATTTATGATGAAGATGAATTAGATGACTAGTTTTTCAAGCGAACAAGAAGAATTAGAAAGTAGGGCTCAAAGTATTGTTGACAATGAACCTTATGTTAAAGCTAAAAAAATCATTGACGCTTTAAATGAAAAATGGGGACATACAGATGGACCAAGAGCAATAGTTAAAACTTATAGGGATCTTTATTATTATCCTAAAGAAATAGGTTGTCCTTATTGTAATTCTAATTGTTTAGATCAAATTAAAATACCTACACCATTAGAAGATAAAGATCCTAATGATAAACCTAATCATGTTTGTGAAGGTTGGTGGGTAGATTGGGTAGAAACTAGAAAGAGATGGTATAACCGTTTTGATTAAGAAAGGAACTAAATGAAAAAAGTACCAGAAGGTATGAAAGATGTTAATGAGGCATTAAATGCTTTACATATCATTTCTCATATGTTTGGGGACTTAAATAATTACAATTCTCAGGACGTTTTAAGAAAATTAAACCTTTTAGGTTATTCTGACGATGCTGGGTTTCATTTATTATGGTATCTAATTCATGTTATTTATACAGAATTAGAAGAAGTAGTTGGTGGTGCTGTAGATTATTTAAGTGATTATGAAATAGAAATTCAAGATGTTTTGTTTGAAGAAAAACCTAATCCTTTTGTTGAAGCAGTAAAACTTTTATATTGCATGGATGAAGATATAGATTTAGGTGGGATTAAACCTTCTTGGCAAAAACATTTTAAAGCTAGATATAGAAAGTTATGGAGAAAGTTAATTAATCGTCATGACTCATCTGTACCCTATTGGAATAAGATATTGGAGTAAGATATGGGAGATTTTATATGGGTAGTATTTAGATGGCTGATTGTATTATTTCTATTTTCGCCAATTATAGTAATGATTTTACCTGTTATTTTAATAATGGGTTTTTTATGGGTATTGTTATTATTGAGTTTTTAAAAGATGAAAGGAAGAATTATGTTTAAATTAATTAAAAATAGACAAGATAGTATATATATAAGTTTGGCTTATTTGATAATATTGTTAAGTGTAGGTTATATAGGTTATCATACATGGATCTGGATATTTTAATGGCATCATATGAAGATTATTATATAGTTGAATATAGATATGCCGTTAAAGTTCCAGCTAACAGTAGTAATAAAAATACACCAATGTTAGCAGTTTCTACTGCAAATAATATTTGTGAAAGAACACATGGATTTAGACCTAATAATTGGTTTGCTCGTGTTTTTAAATATAGCAGTAAAGATGGAGTTCCAGGAGTAGATAAAGAATATTTTTATAACCCTCATGGAGTTACTATAAGAGAAGTTGATGCTAATTGGTTAGATCACGAAGAAATAATAAAAAACAACCTAGAAAAGGAAAATGAAAATGAGTGAAATAGATAAGACATTTGGAGAGGCTATAAATGAAGAAGCCATTAAAGTTGATTATGAAGTATTGCTGGCAAGGTTATTAATATCACCAGCTTTTACTAAAATAATTAATCAAAGAATAGATCATTATTTAAATAATAATCAATCTACTTTAGATGATACTTTAGCAAGTATATTAAATAGAGAAATTGAAGATAAGATTAAAGATAAACTAGATCAAAGCTTTGAAGAATTTGAAGAAGTTATAGCATCAAAGTATTATGATAAAGAAGATACTAGAGATAAAATTGAAGATTATCTACGCGACTATGATTTTGAAGATAAAATTCAAGAATACTTTCAAGATTATTTTAATGGTTGGTTTGAAGATTCCTATGAAAATACAGATACTATAACTAGTAATAGTATTGAATTAGTTGTTAGAGAACAAGTATCAGATTTATTAGAAACAGTACCAGATAATCCTAATGGTTTATGTAATGTTGGTGAGTCTGCTAAATCAGCTTTAATAACATTACTTACTAAACATATAAATGTAGATGAAGTAATTACAGAAAATAGAATGGTTCTTTTAGAAAGAGCATTAGAAGAAAAACTTAAAGAAAATACAACAACAGAAGAGGAAAAATAAAATGGAAACAAAATATTCCAAAGAACATATAAGAAAAGCAATTGATGACGAAATAATTGTAGGAGATGGGCATACTATATTTGCTCCAGAATTCTATAAAGATTATTTTGATGTAGAAAGTATTACTAATAGACAATATTCTGGTGAAGGTAAATATACTTTATTTGATAATGTTACTGGCGAACCAGTAGAATATATTGATGGAGTTTATAATTTGACTTTTCTTGAACGATTAGCATATGACTTAAATATAGAATATCGTTCATTTAGTGGAAGAGGCTTTCAAGCACAAGGTATTGTTAAAGCATTAAAGGAATGGTGTGAATATGAATCAAATGATGAATGATAATTTAATGGATTATCTCAATTGCTTTCTATGTGAAGAATATTTATTAGATTCTGAAAATAGAAAAGTAAGTGGTAGAGATTTTCATGACGAATGCGCAACGGAATATATTAAGGAGAAAATTTAAATGTCCGAAGTAGGAAAAAGAGTAAAATTAATGTTTACAAGTGACCCTTACACTCAATTAAAAAGAGGTGATGAGGGTATTATTACAAAAATTAGAACAGATCATATTGGAGATGAAGTTGTTAGTATAAAATGGGACAGTGGTTCTAATTTATCATTAATAACAGCAGAAGGCGATATGTATGAAATTATAGAGGAGAAATAAAAATGCCAAACCATTGCGAAAATGAATTATTAATTGTTGGATATGCTAGTGCTATAGATGATTTTATATCTCAAATTACTGTTAGAGATGAAGAAGCAATTAAGCAAATGGAATCTTTTTATGGTGATATTCATCCAGTAAAGATATTAGAAAACCTTTATCCTTGTCCAGAGGAATTAAAAAATGTTAAAGCTAATTTTTTGTCACCTGAAGAAGATGATGATGAAGGTAAAGCGAAGGCATTAAATGTAAAACTTTATGGTCATGCAGATTGGTATAGTTGGTGTAATGATAATTGGGGCACTAAATGGGGTGACTATGAAGGAAGATTAACTGATAGTGATTATATTTTAAATGATTACTTGAAGTCAAATAAACTTTATACTTTAGACTATGATAATGGTAATAAAGTTATTTTGGACCCTTCTGTTGCATTAGATCAACAATTTAAATATGCAGTTATAGATTTTCAAAGTGCATGGAGTCCGCCTTCAAATGGAATACAATTTATTAGTAGTGTATTTCGTGATATTAATTTTTATCTTTATTTTTCTGAACCAGGAATGAATTTTATGGGTTTTGATGAATATCAAAATGGAGAATGTTTAGGTACTGATACTGTAGATATGATTGAAACTGTAGATAATAGAATGGGTAATTTAGAATGGATTGTTGAATCAAGATTTGGAGATGAATAATTATGAGAAGAAAAACATATGAACATATTATTAGAAAAAAAGTTAAGAGACCCGGTGTCCATGCGAAAAAGGGTAGTTCTAAAATGAAAAGTTCAAAATTATATAAGAAAAAATATAAAGGACAAGGTAAACCATAATGAGTAACGAAAGTACAGAATATTCTATATGCTTTGAAGTATTAGCTGAATTTGAAATAACAGTTGAAGCAGAAAGTGAAGAAGAAGCAGCAGAAATATTTTATGCAAATATTAAACATTCTGATGGAAGTATTAACTGGAGAAACATGAGTGAAGGTTTTATACAGGAAATAGAAACAGCAAAGATTAAGGATATATACTAATGGAAGATAATAATAAAGATAAGATAGATGAATTTCGAGAGTTTGGTGAAGTAGTTAAAGATTCATATTTACTTTCTTTGGGATTAATACAATCTTTTGTAGCAAAAGGTAATAATTCTTCTAATAATATGATTGACTATATTGCATCGTATGGAGAAATTGCTAAAAATCCTCAACTAGTTATAGGTTCTGTATTAAGTCATTGTAAATTTTTAATAGATATTTGTGCAGAATCTATGGGATTAGAGGAAAACGAAATGATGCAACATTATGCTTATCATTTTTATGCAAATGTATTACCAGATATTGAATCACTTTTTGGATCAGATCTTGATAGTAAAAGTTACGATCAAGTTATGGAGTTAATAAGAGATACAGGATTAGATAGCGTTTTTAATATAGACACTAGTAAAGTGGAGGAAGAAAATAATGAGTGAAGATGAAAAAGAATTTGAAGATGAAGAAGAATTTGACCCTGACCATTGGGATAATAGTTGTCAAACTTTACAAAATAAATTTAATACAGGCTGGGAGTGGCTAGAAAAAAATGGATAAATTAACTAGAGAAGATATTGATGTTATAGAAGATGAGCAATTATTAAAAATGGCTCGTCAATCTATAACTAAACCTGAAGATTTTGGTCATTGGGGAAGATCGGATATGTTTAATACTTGGGGTTTTGGTGGAATAGATTATCATTCTCAGTCAAGACTTTATGATAAACATAATTGGAACGCTTTAATAAGAATATTTAAAGCTGACTCTTTAGGTATCATTAAAGATGATATTTTTGATATAGATAAAGATGATCTTGATACAGAAAATTATAAACATTGGGCTGTTGGTGAAATTGACAGAGTAATTGTTAAGGTATTAAAAGATTTAGATAGAGGTTTAGTAATAGATAATATTGCTGACTCCTTTAGAATAATTTGTTGGTTTCATAATTGTTTAGAAGATTATCCTATTTTCAATGAAGATGAATATTGGGAAGAGTTAACCGAAATGAAATTAGAAAAGGCTGAAGAAATCCTTAACTATTTTGATATAAAAGAAGATCGTTTTATTGATGATCGTTTAGATATTGTAAGTACATTTTTATATGAAATTGAAGAGCAGTTATGTTTAACTGATGAAGAAGTTTTAGAAATTTACCCTGAGTATATTGAAGAACAAATAAATAATGGTGAACTTATAGTTGATGATTTAATTCTCTTTGAAGAGAAGAAAAAAGAATGTACAGGACAAATTAAATTGGAAGGAATAGAATAATGAGTACAATTCAACCGTTAAATAATGAAGCAATGACTAGAGAAGAATATCTTAGAATTCAAGAAGAGAGAATAAAAGAAATGAAGAATAAGAAAACTTCTGCAGGAATTAAATCAAATATTACCGATTCTGGTAGATATTTGTAAGATATTGTAAGTTTTTTGATATAAAAAGGAATATATTATGATAGAAAGTTTTGAAATTACTGAAGTAACTTATGATGATGGTAAGACAGTTTATTTTTATGAGATTGATTTTTGCTTGGGAGAAAAAGATAAAGATATAGAACAACAATGCAGTATGCGTTCGTGTTCTTATCCAAGTAGAAATAAAGCTTTAATTGCTGCTAATAACTATTTACTCAATGTTGAAAGAGATTATATGTGGTTACAAAAGAGAACAGGTATTAATTATGGTTATGAACAGGTGGTTTGATAAAGCTAAATGTAAAGAAGAGAATATCCCTACAGATAAGTTTTTTCCTGATCGTGGAGGAACATTAGAAGTAAAATATGTTTGTCAAAATTGCCCTGTATCTAAACCTTGTTTAGAATATTCTTTAAGAAATAGTTCTAAATTTGGAATATGGGGTGGATTATCTGAAAATCAAAGAAGAAGGATTAGAAGTATAAAGTGGAAGCAAGAAGATAATCCTAATGTTGACAATATGTCTCTCAGCGAGATAATAGAGTTAATTGGAGTTGATATGTCTAGATTAGATGATGAACAATTAGTACCATTTTCTGGTGAAGGTTTTTATAGGTAGGTAAGTAATGGAAGAGTATAAGAAAATAACTTGGATATTAGTTGTTGCTTTAGTTCTGGGAATATTTGCTTTGAGTAAATGTGAAAATGATCGTAAAGAATTAACTTCTCCAGAAGTGTTAACGCAAAATATATCTTATAGTGTTGAAACTACTAGTACGACTACTAGTACGACTACGAGTACAACTATTTATGAAGGATTAGATTTAAGTATTCTAGAAACTATAACTACAACCACAGTTGAAGATATTTCTGAACCTACTTTAGAAGAATTAATACATGAGTATTTTTTAGAAGAAGATTGGGAGTGGGCATTTAGAATTACTTTTTGTGAGTCTAGTGCACATAAAGATGATACTTATAGTGATGCTATTCATATAACATCAAATGCTTCTGGTTGGTTTCAACATTTACCTAAATTTTGGGAAGAGAGATCTATTAAAGCAGGCTTTGAAGGTTTTGATATATTAGATCCTATTGCTAATGTTGGAGTTGCTAGTTGGTTATTTTATGAAGGAGGTGGACCTAGACATTGGGTTTGTAAATAGTTTTTATTATTGGAAGTTAAATTATTTATTGTTGTTACAATAATATTATATTGGAATACATATTTTATTTATTTAGAAAGTTATATTTTTATGAAAACAAAACAATCACCTAGAAGGGTGAAATTAGATTTAGAGTTAACAGAAGTTCAATGGTATGCATTAATGAATGCTGTTGAAGATAGAATTGAAGTTATGAATGACCTATGGGAAGATGAAAAAGAATTAGGTGATTCTCAAACTTATGGAAGATCTTTTATTAATAAAAAGAAATCAGTAGAAGCCTTAAAAGAAATACTTTTAAGCAAAGCTAATTGCCAACCTCATTTAAAAAATGGTTGGAGAAAGGGTAGATAATATGGGTTACTATGTTGAAGTACAAGAAGAAACCTTAAGAATACCAGCAGAAAATTTTGATAAGATTGCAATTAGATGGAGGGCAATGAATGCACCTATGTTTAATTGTTTAAAAGAAGGTGGTAGTTTTAGTCCTATTAAAGGAGAAAGTACTTATTGGTATTCATGGATGCCAGAAGATTATGATAAAGAATTATTAGATGATAATCCAGCATTTGTTGAATATGTTCTTAATCATTTAGGTTTTGAATTTGATCATGACTTAGATGGAAGTTTAGTTAATTTTAGTTATCATTCTAAAATAGGTGCAGAAGATTTATTCTTTGAATTCGTATCAGAATTAATAGAAGGATATATTGTTTGGTGTGGAGAAGATGGTGATAAATGGATGATTGAATATGGTAATTATTTACCTATAAATTATAATGTAATAGAAACATTTGAACCTATTGTTAGAAATGAAACTATAGTTGATGAAGATCAAGATTTAGATCTTGCCACTAAGATAATAACTGAAGATATAGATGAAGGTGTCAAAAATGATACTGATTTTATTAATCACGTTATAGATCATGTTAACGTAAATGTATCAAGAATAAAAAGGTATCAAGATATGAGAAGCAATTTTAAAGATGCAACAGTAAATCAAGTAATAGATATAGTAAAGCCCGAAAGGAAGGCTTAAGATGAATTTTGAAAGTTACCACGAGTTATTAAAAGCACAATCAGACATGATGAATAAAGAGTTAGACGTTTTGTTTGGTGCAAAAATAAGTAAAGCAGAAGCAGTAATAGAATATGATGATGTTTATCCTTATATAGAAGTAGAGGTTGAAGATAAAGATACAACCTTTGTTGCTAGATTAGATATATTACAAGATCCAGAAGGTAATGGACCAGGTTTTATTGCTGGGGTAAGAGAATTAAATGAAGCTATTAATAACAATAATGAGGATGAATAATTATGAAAATGAATATACACGAAGCAGCAATAAATTTTCTTGAAGGTGGAGAAGTAGATGAAGAATCTTATGAATATTTATGGTACACATTACCAGAAAAAACTAAGAACTTCTTTAGGATATGTGTGGAATATAACATAGACATTCCAGATGAACTAATGTTTAAATTAATGTTTGATCATGTAAAATGTCTTGTAGATATAGACATATCTGATGATAGAAAAAATCAACTAGGCGATATAGATAAACCTGTAGAGTGGGGTATTGAATCTGAATTATTAACTAAAAGTAATGTTTACAAATTAAGTGATAAGGTAGAATAATGGTTGGAGTAGCAAAACTATATAGAGATGAACCTGTATTTCAATATCAAGTATCATTTACATATCAATATTTTGGAAAAGAAACTGATATAGATAAAATAGAATTACCGGATTTTGATGAAATAGATAGTGAAGGTAATTTTACTTATTTGTATAAGGGTTGGAGATGTGTTGATGGATATATGGGGGAGATAGAACAACTCAATTATTTTGACGACGAAGAATAATATTTAAAGCTCTAACTTATCAGTTGTATCACATAAAAATATATTCACGGTCCCTGAATAAATATAACTGAATAAGATTAGATAAAAGTCCCGACTATGAGAAATTGTAGTCGGGATTTTTTATGCCCAAAATTATTATTCTGAATTAGAAATTAAAGCTAACGCGGGCATGCATTCAAATTGCTAATTATTAAAATTAAGTGCGACAACGAAATCGGGGGATAAGAATAGTTATAACCCATAGAGTAATCCATAGAGAAGATTGTTTCTCCCTAGATGATATTAAACATAAAAACTATCTCAAAACCCCCCACAGAGCACTTAAATAGCCTCTCAGATTAAAATAACGATAGCATCTGACTGGTCATATAAAACAAACACTTATAATATTACCTATTTTAATAGGTTTTCACAGATGTATTGTAATTAAATAAACTTTATTTATTTCTTTTTGTATTTATTAAAGCTTTTATGTAGGTTCTGGGAGGGTATTTATTGTTACTCTCTCTATAGAGAATAGACACTTAGGTCCGATTATATATATATTTTATTTATTTATATTAGGGTTGGCCGGGGAATTAAATGTGGGCCGTATAATGTCTCCGTTATAAAAATAATTCTAGTTAATAGTATTTATTATTAATATTTTTTATCTTTCATTTCTTCCTCTGATAGATATCGTTTAGAGATTGCAATAAACTTATTCCGTTTCAATTGCTTTAACTTTGGACCGTAAAAATAATGGGGGAAAATAACTCTAACATTTCAGACCTACATTTATACTAATTACAGATACCTTTGATAAAAACAGATAAGGAATAAAGAGTAGATTTATCGTGTAGGGATATCTATATAAATATCTTTTATATATTATCAGCCAACCTAATCGCCAACTTATATCTCTAACAATAGCTTCCAATACTTATCTTTAAAATTACATAGGTGTAACTTGTAATATATATCGCCCACACTTATCTATAACTAATTCCGTTCATCTTGGAACATATAAAAAAAGTTTATATTTGTGGGGAAATATATACCCACCCTATAATGCCAAACCATTAAAGATAATACTTTTTAATAATAATTATTAATAACAAAAAGTGTTAGGAAATAGCGCATTAAATTAACGGAAATAATTAACAATAATTTTTCGGGTACAAGGGCTGCGCCTTCTCCTTCGTCGAATACCCGCAAAGATTAATAGTAATTCGTGGGGAAAAATATACATACAATATAATGGTTAAGTATTAATAATATTTTGCGGGTACAAGTTTGCCCTTCGGGTTCCTTCGGAATACCCGCCAAACTAAAAGCTATTTGTGGGGAAAAATATATACACAATATAATGCTTAAGGATTAATAATATTTTGCGGGCACAAGTTTGCCTTTCAGGTTCCTTCGGAATACCCGGCCAATTATGTATAAAACATATAAAAGGTGTGTGTGGGGAAAAATATGCACTCTATATAATAAATATATATTAAAGATTTTTGCTATCGTGACTCCGGCACGATAGCGAAGCTACGCTAGGGATATGTCTACTCAATATAATCTATAGTTATATTAATTTTCATTAGTATTCAACACCGTCATTGGGCGAGCCACGAACGACAGCCCTTGAGCCTTGAGAGGTGCCACATAAAAATTGCAGCTGAGACATTTATAAAGTAAGAAGCCCCTCGCATCTGCGAGGGGCTTGGTGGATATTACGCTTTACTAGTTTGGTTCTGGTGCCAAGTCGCTAGTGGCGACTCCGTTCACCCTCAAGGGGTTCAGTTTTTGATGAGTCTAAGAGCTTCTAAGCGAAACTTGAGGCACGCCGGTTTCAGGGTGCCAATTAATGGCAACCTTGGAACCTTCCGCAACTACTTCAGTAACCACTAGGTGGCGGAAGTGTTTGCGGATTTCGGCTGCATAGGATTGCTTAGCGTTCTTAAATTCTTCTTCTGACTTATAGTCAGACTCAAGAACCGTGAACGGAGTAACACTCAAAGCTTGACCGGCTTTAAAAGCCTTGGTCAAAGCATCTAGCAAGCCTTGCTCATAACTAGCAACGGCACCCCTGCGAGATTTCGCAATGGCACCGAGGTCAATTATTTCGCCCCACTCATCAGATATAGGATTTCCCATAAAAGAATTATGCTCCACAGACCTATTTGGTTGCATAGCTATTTGAGCGCCGGTCATCATAGGGCTTCTCGGATTGCTAAGTGAATAAGTTATATCCATATGAAATAAGTTACCTTCATAATCAAGAATTAACACACTTTTTTTCAAATTCTTTAATATTCGAGGAAGGTCTATTTATTTGAAATACTTTCAATTAAGACATTTAATGCAAAAAAGTCGGTTCTGAGAAGCCACCATTGAAACAAAATTGAACTTCGGTGGACTAATACACCATCTAAAAAGTTTTAACCACCAGGGGGAGCATTATTCTTTCAAAACACTTTCCGGGGCATGCATTAAAGTCAGGCAATAGCTATAACAAATTTTCCTACCGCAAAAAGTTATAAGGAAGCGAGCCACGAACGACAGCGTTTGTCTTCCACCAGCTTCCGAAAACTTACCCATAAACGCCAAGAAGCCCCCACGCCGTAGCGTGAGGGCTTCGAGTGAAGGGATCTGCTTAGGAATAACTAAGCAGTTGTACTTGCGGGTATCCGCCTTCTGGGTGCCAATGAATTGATACTTTGCCTTCGGCTATCAAACCATCATGACGAAGGTTGTTGACATGCCTACGGATTACCGCGCCTATCCGTTGTTTCTCGTTTGCCATATCCTTCTCGCTAGAGAATATTTTAGGATCTACTCGGTAGGCAGTAAGCGCGGCTGCTTGCCCGGCGCTTAAGGCTTCACAAAGGAAGTCAAGGAGGCTTTGATCTAGTTGAACAGTCGCCCCCCTGCTTGCCTTCTGAACTTCGGAAACGTCTATAACGCTCCCCCAATTGGTACTCATGTTTTTACTCTACTTTCTGCCACAAAGGTGGCGGTTGTGTTTACTCTTTAAATTATAAACATAGTTCAAAGCCAAACGCAACTACCAAACTTCTAGTACCAGGAATAGATATATTTTTAACTATAAATATGTACTCAATGTGTGCATATGTGCACACAATTTTCGCGGGAAGCGAGCCAACGAACGACAGCGTTCTAGTCCTGGGACAAGGCTTATAGTGTTCGAGGGACTGGTATTCCACCAGCTTTCCAAAACTTACCCCATAAACGCAAAAAACCCCCACGCCGTAGCGTGAGGGTCTTAAGCGAGGGGACCAGTTAAGATTTAAAGCTGATCTGTGGGTAATCCTCTTCTGGGTGCCAGTTGATGGATACCTTCTCGTTAGCAATCAGTTGCTCATCACGAAGATGATTGACGTGCCTGCGAATTACTGCACCGATGCGCTGACGTTCGTTGCCTGCATCTTTTTCATCAGAAAACTTCTTAGGGTCTATCTGAAATCCAGTAAGTGCTACTGCTTGACCATTGCCAAGCGTGGTTTGCAAAAAGTCAAGTAGCCCCTGCTCTAGTTGAACAGTCGCACCCCTTTTTGCCTTTTTAACTTCGGAGATGTCTATTGCCTCTCCCCAGTTATCCATTGTTGCCATTGTCTTTATCCTTCTGCCACATAGTGGCGGTTGTGTTTACTCTTGACATTGTAATCAAACTTTTAAACTAAATGCAACTAATTAAGTTTCTCGGTAGTCGATAGTTCATAATTCAGTACTAGCTACAGAAATATTCATATTAAACATTGTCATGCATGCATGCACAATTTTGTGGTCAGCGAGCCAACGAACGACAGCCCAAGATCCAAAAACAGACGAGATCCCCAACTTCCAAAAACAGACGAGATCCCCAACTTCCCCCATAAACGCCAAAAAGCCCCCTCAGAAAGGATCTAGTGCTGACAGGAACCTATGAGGGGGCTTTAAGGGAGAAGATTATCTACGAGAATGAAACCTGCGGATAATCTTCTTCAGGATGCCAATTAGTCGAAACTTTAGCATTGGCGATTAATTTCTCATCACGGAGATGAGAAACGTGACGGCGAATTACTGCACCGATTCTTTGTTTCTCATTGGCTACAGCATCTTCAGTCTTGAACTTTTTATGATCAATCTTGTAAGCCGTGACTTGTGCCGCTTGTCCGTTGTTGAGTATTTCCTGCAAAAAGTCAAGTAGCCCCTGCTCTAGTTGAACAGTCGCACCTCTCTTTGCTTTCTTTATTTCCGAGGGGTCTATGGCCTCGCCCCATTGATTGTCAATAACAAAACCTCCTTAAGGTTTAATAGTTGTTTATTGAATATATGAAGATACAGGCTTTTAAGATAAACAACAACATTTAATTTTTTCGGTAGTCAATAGTTCCTAATTCAGCTCCTGCTGCTTAATCAGTTAGTGTTTTGTCTTAGACCAGGACGATTAACTATCGTTTTGAAATATCCACTTAATTCATACCAGGGAGAACAACAATTTTTCCTACCGTTAAAAGTTATAAGGAAGCGAGCCAACGAACGACAGCCCTAGATCCAGGAACAGCGATACAGTTCTCGAGGCGAGGCTATTAACCCATAGAAAGTAAGAAGCCCCTCGCGTCTGCGAGGGGCTTGAGTTTTGTTCTGTTGCCAAGTGCTTGCTAGTCACTCCGAGTCTTGCTCATATTGTGAGTTGCCTATTTGTTGTTAAGCGAAACTTGAGGCACGCCGGTTTCGGGATTCCAATTTATAGAAATCTTAGAACCAGCAGGAACTTTTTTGAGTTCCACCAAGCGGTTAAAGTGCTTACGCAATTCTGCCGCATTAGTTTGCTTAGCATTGCGGTAATCGTCTTCTTCTGCGTAGTCAGAAGCAAGTACCGCCATAGGTGTGCACGCTAATGCTTGACCCTTACCGAGTGTTTCAGCAAGAGCATCAAGCAAGCCTTCCTCATATGTCGCCGTAGCGCCACGAGAGGCTTTAACGATCTCACTAAGGTCAATAGATGACCCCCATGAAGTTGCCAATGCAATCAAGTATCCTTCCTGCCCTAGTGGTTGCCCAATAGCGTCAGCGATGGGCGTGGCGCTAGTTCTATTGAGTGGTGATATCTCCATGCCTTATTCCTATCGTCATAATTTATATTTTCAAACATATTTTATTTTCTTAAGTTCTCGATAGTTCCTAGTTCAGGACTAGCTACAGAACTATTCCTATTAAAAATTGCCATAAGTTCATACTAAATTTTGCGGTCAGCGAGCCAACGAACGACAGGCTTCTAGTCCTGGGACTAGCAAAGTTCCAAACTTTAATCCATGAGAACCCCAACTTTTACCAGCCCAACTTTTCCACCTGCTGGTTGGAAAAAGCAAAAAGCCCTCATGCCGGAGCATGAGGGCTTTAAGTGAAAGAGACTATTTAAGATTTAAAACTAATCTGAGGATAGTCTTCTTCAGGGTGCCAATTGATTGACACTTTTTCGTTGGCTATTAGTTGCTCATCACGAAGATAATTAACGTGCCTACGGATCACTGCACCGATACGTTGGCGTTCATTGCCAGCATCTTTTTCGTCAGAAAACTTTTTAGGGTCTATCTGAAATCCAGTGAGCGCCACTGCTTGACCAGCGCCAAGCGTGGTTTGCAAAAAATCGAGGAGCCCCTGCTCAAGCTGAACGGTTGCACCCCTTTTCGCTTTCTTAATTTCTGAGATGTCTATTGCTTCACCCCAGTTATCCATTGTTGCCATTGTTTTTCTCTTTCTGCCACATCTGGTGGCGGTTATGTTTACTCTTGAGATTGTAACCAAACTTTTAAACTAAACACAACGATTTAACTTTCTCGGTTATCGATAGTTCCTAATTCAGTACTAACTACATAACTATTCGTATTAAAAACCATCGCGCATGTATGCACAATTGGGCGGTCAGCGAGCCAACGAACAACAGCGTTCTAGTCCTGGGACTTACCCCATAAACGCAAAAGGCCCTCATGCCGGAGCATGAGGGCCTTAAGCGAGTGGATTAGTTAAGACTTGAAACTAATCTGCGGATAGTCCGCTTCTGGGTGCCAATTAATAGACACTTTCTCATCAGGGATTAATCCTTCATCACGAAGATGATTAACATGCCGACGAATAACTGCCCCAATGCGCTGGCGTTCATTGCCTGCGTCTTTCTCATCAGGGAATTTTTTAGGGTCAATAGTGAAACCAGTAAGTGCTACTGCTTGACCAGCACTTAAAGTTTTAGAAAGGAAGTCAAGAAGCCCCTGTTCTAAATGAACAGTCGCACCCCGTTTCGCTTTCTTAATTTCGGAGAGATCTATTGCTTCTCCCCAGTTGTCTAATGTTGCCATGTCATAACCTTTCTCTTAGTTGAATATGACATATCCGAGGATACATATTTTTAATATAAACAACAACATCCAACTTTCTCGAACCTGGTAATCCTTATTTAAGTTCCAGCTGAATAACTATTCGCATTAAATATTGCCATGCACGCATGCACAATTTTGCGGTTTAGCGAGCAAACGAACAACAGCCCTATTTTCCACCTGCTGGTCGGAATAGTGGCTCCTCGAACACTCAAGACAAGACCCCATAAAGCAAAAAAGACCCTCACGCTGCAGCTGCAACATGAGGGTCTTTGTTAGGTGCCTTATGGAATTGTCTTAGTCCAATCAAAACTGATAGCGCCATCTTCTCTATTGCCATGCTGAATGATCGCTTGGGTAAGACCGATATAGAAGCGGGCATAATCTTCTACAGAAATATCTGCTTCCTCTACTTCCCTCTCATCTACATAACCAATGTCAACACCGCTATCTGGATTGTAGTCAGCGAGCCATATCGCTCGTTTGCCGCCACCATCTATTACTTCTTGTAGGTCTGCTACATCAGCCTGAACGTGCATAAGGCAGTTCAGCATTCCCTCGCCATATTCGTCATAGACGACAAATGAGTCAATACACCAATTAACACCATTATCGCTATTCATGGTGTAGACGTAATAAACATCATTAAGGGTCTTAGCAATAGCGAACCCTCTAAATAGGGGTGCAATATCTAGCCCGATATGTATACAGGCTAATTTCCACATAAGAGGCATTGCGCCATCATGTAAACCGTTTAGATTTACTAGCCCTCCTCCTGATCCGTAAACGTTCATAATTTTTAACCTCCAAAGTTAAATGTTTTTAATATGACAAAACTGATCGTATCCAACTATTAACACAAACAACAACATTTGAATTTTACGACAGTAGATAATCCTTATTTAAGTTCTAGCTGCATAACTATTCGTATTAAATATTGCCATGCATGCATGCACAATCTGGCGGTTTAGCGAGCAAACGAACAACAGCAGAACTCGTTGCAGCTGCAGCTCCTGATATGCACCCACACAAAGAAGAAGACCGGCTCCCCCGAGCCGGTCTTCTTTAGTAGTTTGTTCTGTTGCCAAGTGCTTGCTAGTCACTCCGGTTCCTCGTTTAAGAGTCAGATGGACCGAGAATCACCCTTTAAGCGAAACTTGTGGAACGCCGGTCTCTGGGTGCCAATTTATGGACACCTTTGAACCGTCAGCGATCAGTCCCAATTCAACCAAGCGGTTGAAGTGCTTCCTGATCTCTGCAGCGTTGGCTTGTTTCGCATTGGCGTATTCTTCGTCAGTCTTAAAAGACTCTTGAAGAACTGCCAATGGTGACACTGCAAGTGCTTGACCGTTACTGAATGCCTCAGTAAGTGCGTCAAGTAGTCCCTGCTCGTAGGTCGCTGTTGCGCCACGACGAGACTTTGCAATCTCGGATAGGTCAATTGCTTGACCCCAATCCGTTGCCATAAGATCACGTTTCCTTCCTGCTCTACTAATTGCTACCGGAGCTGCAACGATGAGCGGGGCGTTGCTGTTTGGTAGTGGTGATATCGCCATAAAGAAATTATGGCATAACTGATTAGATCAAGTCAAGTCATTATTTTTAAGTTCTATCTATTCACCAATGTTTATTAAAAGCCTTTGCGCATGCATGCACAATCTTGCGGTTTAGCGAGCCAACGAACAACAGCGAGCGGTTGGGGATTATGTATTAAAGCTATAATGTCCTTGTATATAGTTTCTCTGACGTTAAAGGGAGAGAGTGAGCGGGCCACGAAACACAGCCTGCTGGTTAAAGGCTACTAAGCAGTTCCCCGCCTAGATATGAGAACCAGAATACGAACACTGCCAATAAAGCGCTGACAGCGATCCTACGCCGTCTATAAATCGGATCTAACATTATCTATTCTCCCTGTCTAGTCTCCGCGCTTCTGCTAATGCTTCAGCGTGTGTGTCGTGTACGCTACGAACGTAGTTACTATGTCCAATATGGAACACTTCCCATTTACCCTCATAGTCGTAACTAGGCTTTATATCCCATTTGGTTTCTTTATATTTAGCCATGATGTCTCCTCATCTGTTGCTTATAAATTACAGATTAATTTAATAGTTATAGTCTTGTCAAGCATTTAATAAATACCTATTAAAAACACCGTATCTATATGCCTAAATTCCCCTGACGTTAAAGGGAGAGAGCGAGCGAGCCACGAAACACAGCCTTATTGATCGTTTGTGTGGTCGAAGTAGCACGCGATATGGAAGGCATGATGCATTGTTATTACGAACTCTCTATGAGCGGTCTCATGGTCAGAATAGAGATCCTCCTCGCAGTGCCAACAGCGGGGTTGATTAGCCACCGTGTTGAATATCTGTACTTGTTTATTGGTTATTGTCATATCTTTATCCTTTATTTTTGTTGATATTTTTATCTTATAGTCTTAAGTCTAGTTTTGCAATCATTTATGTATTAAATCTTAGTCCAGCCCAAACTACTATTCCCCTGACGTTAAAGGAAGCGAGCGAGCGAGCCAAGAACCACAGCAAGACAGGGAAGCTTCAATAATAGACGCTTCTCGAACACCCTATATAACGAAAAAAACCGGCCCTATTAAGGGCCGGCTTCTCTCTTTTGTCCTATTGTGGAATATAAGTCCAGAAGATGGAACCGTCGTTTTGTGCTATGCCGATAAACTTACACGGTGCAGATGTTACTTGACGATAAGCGCCTGCATCATGATGGAACTCTATTCCATAAGCGTTGCGCCATTCGCTGGTCTCTACTGTTGGGGCCAATGTTAAGTGAGTACCGAAACCACCATTACTGTGCACGTTGCCAAAGTCAACCATTACCATTGGTGTTTGGTATCTTCCGTCTTGCTGCTTCCATTCTTCCGGTATTTCTTCTGTCTTGTTTATTATTATTAGTGGCATTTGTTTTATCCTTTACTCTTGCCGATATATCTAGTTTACAAATTTGACAGTCAATACCAACCTTGCAACTAAAAACTTTAACTATTTCTTTTAACCATATATCTAGTTACAAATACATACTTAAGTCTAGCTACTGCCCCATTCATATCTTCCTGACGTTAAAGGAAGCGAGCGAGCGAGCCACGAACCACAGGCAGATAGGCGGAGCTCCTGGATCTAGTGCTTATCGAATACCCTATACAAAAGAAAAAAGACCGACCCATAAGGGCCGGTCTCTATTCTTTGGTTAACTATGCTAAGCGTATTGACCAAGCGTTAGCAGTGTGAAGATAGGTTTCTTCTTCTGCGTGTTGTAGTCTTCTGGTCTTGACTGAGGCAGTTAGTGTAACCTCTTTGTTCATCCACTCATTGATTGATTCAGTATGTGGAAACTGTATGTAGTTAGTGATTGCTACGTTATCTTCTATAGTTGTTACACCTAGTATGTTTCCGTCTCTGTGACCATTCATTAAGTTAGTATGGGTAAGAGTTCCTGTGAACTGTGCCGTGTTGAATTCACGGCCTAATGACAACCATTCTATGTTGTTTCCTGATGTCATATTTCGCATTGCTTTTTGCATTGTTGGCTCCTCTGCCTTTTGTTTGATAAGTTCATTATATAGCATCAAACAACTATGTCAACCTTTTAACACAAATTTCTTTTATTTATTTTTAAACATAATAACTGTTATAAATACACACTAATTTTTTTACCAGCCCAAACTTATATCTTCCTGATGTTAAAGGAAGCGAGCGAGCGAGCCACGAACCACAGCTTATGAGGAGGGGGGTAGACGTGTAGTGGGGTTATGGGTACTGGTTGTACAGTAATTCTATTTTTTATTTTTATATATGCAGGTCTTCTTAAATATGTACTAAATTTTGGAAAAACTTTGTTTGTTTTTTTGGAATTATGCTTCTATGGGGCGGGGGCGGGGCCTCCTTTTTCGGGGTGTTATTTTTTTTATTTTTTCAGAGTATTTTGCTTAGCTTGGCTTGCTTCAAGGGTGTCTACCTCTGTTGTGTGTAGGATGTCCTTAGAGGGGCTGTGTGTGGCTGTGAGAGCATTGTGGGATAGGGGTCGTGGGGAAATATTTTGGTGCTATATAATGTCTGCGCTACATTATTTTTATTGATTTTCTGGAAGGTTTAAAAGATGTTGTTAATGCTTTTTTAAGGCAATGGGGATGGGGGAATGGGGGGAATGCTAAGTCACGGCCCAAAATTGGCAATAAGTTTTGTTACTTAGAAATAAAAATTTTTTCAAAAAAAGAAAAGGGGGGCCGCCGCGCCGCCGATTAGGTAAAGCAGCTTGCTTCTTCGCATCCTTCGGGACCGTCATCATCGGGGATGTTTCCATATTCGGAGAAGGCTTCATCTAAAGGAACACCGTATCTGCTAAGGTATTCTGGTTCTTTTCCATGTATTTCACACCGTTCCAATAGGACTTTCTCCAGCGCTACTGACTTAGCGAATAGCTCTGGACGGTTTTCTTTTTGATCTATCCACGCTTTTTTACTGTGAAAGGGGCAAAAGAAGCACGCTGAACGTGGAGGAGTGGGTAATCCTGCTCTTTTTATGACTTCAAAGCAGTCGTCACGGTCCATTCCTAGGTCAATTAAGGGATATTCTAGTATCTGGTCCTCATGTCGGGAACTGGTTCGTGCTCTTTGGATCTCATCTACACTAATTCCTAACCCCATCACTACAGGGTTATCTTTAGATGATCCGTTTTGTCTTTGCCATTTCCTAACTACACGAATCTTGTAATCTCTGGTGCATTTTCTACCCCCGGGTCCTTTTCCTACCCTGTATGCAGGTATCTGGATAGACCTAACTTCCATTCGGTGAAGTTGCTCCCATAGTGTCTCATTCTCTCTGCCCCGGCTTTCCTTGATTAATTCAATTATGCGTATCCCATGCTTCTCAGCAAAAGGCAGGTGGTGGTTGTGAAAGTAAGATATAGTTTCAGGATCTTCACTATCGTTGCCTACGTTGGAGAACAAATACACATCGTATGGTTTAGGTAGTTCGCCTAAAGCTTGTAATGCCAATACAGCAGTTGATTGGACACCGCCACCGAAGCTAAATGTTCTCATTAATCACGAGGTCCGCCATAAGTTATATCTGCAGACATCGTAATGCCTAATGGTTTTTCCAAGTTCGCAACTGGAGAGTCGGAGTATGTGCTCGTAAACTCGTGCATAGCGGAGGCTACCAGAGCATCTGCGGCTTCTTGAACCCAGAATGCGAACTCTCCTGTCTGACAGAAGCTTATAGCTTCATCAACCTCTTCTTGGTCATCAAAATGATCGGAATCGAACCAAAAGTCAAGCTTGATAGTAATTGATTCACCAGCAAATACTAGTTTTTCCATACTTTCTGGGCAAATATCACTCATAATAGACTTCCTTCCTTTTTCTTGCTATGCAATGATACACCGAATATCAAACAGGCGCAAGTCTACTCAGTATCCGACCCCTCCAAAGGTCTGCATATTCATAGCACCAACTGCATTTCCTATGGCTACAGTTGGGCAATGGATCTGAATGCCTAGCGGTAAATGACCAAGCCATTGAGTCTGCAGATACTAATTTATTGTAGTTGTCTACATAGGATTTTCCTTTAATTCCAAAACCGTGAAGATTAAGTGGCTGCAGAGTGTCGATTATCTCAGATATTTCTTTGTCTGCATTCCTTCTGCAGACGCTTCCTAAGCCTATAACATTTTCTAAAGATAGATCCACACCGGCTTTCTCGTATAAATCACAGCACTTTAGATAATCATCACGATCCCACCCCTGAAGGACTGGAATAACAAGTGAGCCTAGTTTTTGTCTAAGATCTAAGAAGTTATCAACCGTTCGATCTTGATGCTCCTTAACGGTTAACCCACTCTTACGAAGTGCTGTTTCTTCACACATCCAGTCTTGTGGCGCTACCCATTCTAGATTGCCAATCTCGTCGTCACATCTTTTTACAAAGTTGGCATATTCTTGCGAGGAGATTGTCCAAGCCCCATGCTGATGTAACTGCGTAAACCCGCCTGAATCTAGTGCCCATTTGTGTTTGGATTTATGAAGATTCTTAAGCCTTGCTAATCTCGGTCTGGACACAAAGAAGGGACCAGTGACATCATCTCTACGCAACCAATAAGGCTCGGGGCAGCCTAAGAAAAACTCCGCTTCCTTCATTACAGTACATTCTTTGATGATCTCAATATAAGAGGAGTTCCATCTCCAAACCAACTGCCAAAAGTATTAAAAGATAAATATTCGACTGCTTCTTCATAGGATAGCTCTCCTTCAAACATCATTACTTCTATCATTTTTTCTTCATCATAAACAACAACAGGTTCCATATTTATTCTCCAAGCGTAACCTACGATGCATGAATCAAAAAAATCATCATCGCCCGGTCCATCAAAAAGAATGGCATCAGGATTGGCTTCGCTAAGTTCATACCAGAATTGACTTCCGTCTTTTCTTGAAATGTTATTATTTTCTGGGTGTGTTATATCTTCCATGTTAATTCACTTTCTCTTCGTTTACAAATAAATAATCTCCGTACCATTCGTTTACTGACTCGGAGTGTTTCATTACAAAACCGCACTGAGTCAGTAGGTGTCCTATATCAAAGATTGTTGATGCTCCGTGATACATGCAGGAGGTCTGTCCTTCTGTTATTATATACTTTACATCTTCCAAGTACTGTCCCATACCTATGAGCGCATGCTCTTCTGCCCCCTGAAGATCGATGCACAGCATGTCTGGTTTGATATCTGTACTATCTATGAAGTCCATTAGGGCTATTGCCTCAACTGTTGTTTCTTCTTGTATATAGTGTTCGTATGGATAGGCATCAGCCGCCATGAAGCAAGACGAAGCAGAGTCGTTTCCGTTAATGACTGGATAGTAAGGTATTATCTTTGTTTCGCTCCAGACTGCTTGAGGCTCTAGACGAACCCTATCGAAATCAAGAATCCTATCTGTACATATTTTTAATAGGTTGGCGTTGCATTCAAAGCCACAAACATCAGCGTCATAAAACTCACTCAGCTTAATAGCGTCTAGCCCATCTCCTGCTCCTAATTCAAATATGGTATTTACAAGGCTAGGGTCAATAAGTTCTACAAATTTTGAATTAAAGTATGCCCCTATTCTTCCATCCATTTAAAATTCTCCTCGATCTCTTCTTCGCATATCGGGCATTCGTTGTTGTCCCTTGATAGTATCTTTCTACCAATATACCATCCACACCTTAAGCAATGTGCAAGGATTGGCTTTTTTTTCTTTGTATTTACTTTTGGCATTTTTACCTCACTGGTTGTGGTTCACTAGACATTCTATCTAATAATACAGTATATGCCAATGTTACGCATTGTGGTACTACTGAATTTCCAAGGGTCCGAAGTCTGTCCACCCTATGGGCAGACCCATCATTGCCTCCACGAATGATGGGTTTAGGTAGTCCTCGTTCGACCCATCTTGACCATCCTTCTGCGTCGTTTCGTGCAGGTGGGAAGCGTCCGTAAGAGAAAGACCAATGTTTTTTGCGTCTTTGTTTTTCCCGGTCAGACGATGGCCTCCTAAACTGTCCACTGTGATTGGAGTAGGCCATAGCTTTGCCTGAACCGCTAAATTCGTTATCCTGTTCTGGTCTCGCATATCCCAGTCTATGTTTGGACCAGTCTCTTTCCAGATATTCGCAGTAGGAGTCGCCCATGGCACTGTATCTAAGCTCTGTGCAAGCGCTGGCCTGTTCAATCCATGGCTGTAGGTCGAGTTCGCTGTGGTGGGCCAAAAGGAATAAGCGTTGTCTTCTATGGGGCGCGGATGCGTCACTTGCGTTGAACACTCCCCATTCCGCATTGTACCCCATTTCGGCAAGATCGAAGAGAACTTCATAAAGTCCTTTTTTGACAAGTCCCGGTGTGTTTTCAATAAAGATCTGGCCCGGCCTGCAGTCCTTACTAATTCTATAAACGTCAGGCCAAAGCCATCTTGGGTCATCTGTTCCCTTCCTGTTACCGGCATGCGAAAAAGACTGACATGGGATTCCCGCAGATAGGATGTCCACACATCCACTCCATCCTGAGCCATCGAAGGTCTTGATATCGTCCCAAATAGGCGCGAAATCCAAGGTCTGTTCAACCATCCTCTCCACGAGAATGCTCGCTGCGAAAGCGTCCCTTTCGATGTGACCCACGGTGCGAATTCCGAGTGCTGCTTCAAGTCCAAGGTCGATTCCCCCGATACCAGAGCAGACTGATAAGTGTCGGGGGTGTAAAGCCAACCCATCTATCATTTCCTCCTCATTTCTATATTCCTATTTGATATTCAGTACTGTCAGTATGGTGAAGTATTTCAATGTCCATATTGAAGTAAACATCACTATACCCTAAGTTTTGAAATTCTTTACATATCTGTACTGTATCACAATCCCCGCCTGAAAATCTTGCATTGTGTAAATAAAACGGCTCGGCGTTGTATACGCAGAACCCATTAAATGTTGACCATACTTTTATCCAGCCTGATCCGGTGTATGTGTTGTCCCATTCCTTATCTAGCCAGTTTAGTCTGGTTGCCCAAGTGTCGTAAACTATATCTGAACCGAAGGTCACTGTCTTGCCTGAAGCTATGTCAGCATCTAGGTTAATTATTTCCAACACTTCTGGTATCTTATATTCAACATCGGGTTCAACAAAAATTATTTTATCAAATTTCTTTAGATTGTGATAGTCTAAGCATTGGTTTCTTGCATTGGCAAGCAGTCGCACTCTTTCTGAGTCCTGAACGCTTCCAAAATATGGTGTGTTAAGTGTTTCGGTTTTTATACGAACAGCGTCAAATCCTTCATAACCAAAAGACATCAAAGTAGCCAAGGAATCATCATCTGAGTCGTTTTCGTAAACAGATAGCTCAAAAGAGTCATCGGGTCGCATTTTTGTTAGTTCTGATAGTTGACTTTCCCACATAGGTAGTCGTTGGGCACGATTTCTAACTATTGTGCATATTAAAAAATTCACGCAGCACTCCATTCAGCCAGTTTAGTTCTTTTAGTCCGATGTGTTGATTGTTTCCTATGTAGAAACAATTATTATGTAAAAACTCCGCATTTGGATAGTCTTTTGGATCATTATCTAAATAATGTAGAAAAGGTTGACGAAGCATATTGCCAGCCAAGAATGGTCTGGTCTCAATTCCTTGAGATTGCAAATACGACTCTAGCTTGTTTTTATCTACGTCCTTGCACATGAAAGGTAGTGCAAAAGAACTATTCCCAATTGTTTTGGGAAACAAGAACATGTCACCAATATCTTGAAGTATGGTTCGGAATGTTATAAAATTTGAACGTCTTTTTGATATGGATTCATCTAGGTCGTCTAACTGGTGTATTCCAAGTACCGCATTTAATTCAGTACTCCTGACATTGTATCCTGTTGTTAAAAAAAGAAATCTCGGGTCAATGTCTGAATAATTTTTACTAACGGACTTCAGTTGCTCAGTTTCCCGAGCGAGTCCATGAGATCTTTTTGCTAGTAGCTTATCATATAGTATGTCGTTATTTGTTGACACCATGCCGCCCTCTATTGTTGTCATGTGGTGTCCGTAGTAAAAACTAAAAGTAGAGCCTTGACCATGGTTTCCAACTTTATTGCCATTCACTAATGCACCATGAGCCTCGCAACAATCTTCAAGCACCATTGCGTTAGGGAAAAGACTTTTCATCAAAGAAACGTTTGATGGAAGCCCCAGTAGATGGGTAAAAAATATAATGTCTATGTCTTCACTCACAACCCGATGTCCCGGCTGGCTGCTTCGACCAGTAACGTCAAAACCATAGTCACTAAGGCTTACATCACAAAATACAGGATTGTAGCCCAAAGTAATTAAAGGCGAAAGTGTTGTTGACCATGTGCATGCAGGTACTAGTATGTTTGGAGTTCTCTCTGGAAAGTAGAGTTCTTTTATAGCGTCTAGTAATATTAAGTTTGCTGAGCTTCCAGAATTAACAAATACAGAATGTTTTGCACCTTGCCACTTAGACCATTTTTTTTCAAACTCTTTAACCTTTTCGCCCTGAGTGAAGCGATCTGAGTTCATAATGAAGTCAGCCATTATAGACTTTTGATTGTCTTCTATTGTGTTGTTTATGAGGGGCCATTTAATGTTGCTCATAATTTTTCTACTTTCCTACTTTTATTTGGCTTATAATTCCAGAGTCTACCAAATGTTTTCCCATTTTCAAAGCAACCCTATCCCAAGTATGTGTATTTTGCAAAGTCTGTGCTGATCTAATAGTCATGCTTTTGTATGCATCGTAGTTTTCAGTAACGCTTTGCATTTTTTCCCTAAGTTGATTTAAGTCAGGCATTGCCCACTTCCCACCATGAGAATAGACACCGGCAGCCTGCCATGGCTCTTTCCATGTGTAGTCTATTGGTATTGATAGCTCGGCATACTCTTCGCACGCCGTAGCGTTGGTACATATTGTAGGGGTCCCGCTGGCTATTGCGGAATAGGGAACCAATCCCCACCCTTCTCCTGATGTTGGGTACACCAAACAATGCACGCTTCTTAATAGCTGAGCAACTTCTTCTTCCGACAGCATTTCTTCAATTACTGTTACTTGAGAGCTATTCTTTACAGCACCTAGGTTTACTCCTTCTTGTATATTCCTGACATCCGAAGGTCCAGATGATTTAATTATGAGATGATATCTTTCATCACCCCCGAAGAGTTCCATAAATGCATCGTATGTGTATTGAGCATTCTTTCTAGACGAGGGAGATCCGAACGATAAAAAAGTAAACTGTTCTCTTTCTGGTTCATTGAAATTTACTTTATATATCTCTGGATCAATTCCTTGATTGAAGTCAAATATCTTTTCGTTTACATTTTGTTTTAGGTAAACATCCTTTACATACTTTGATGAAGTCCATATTTCATCCATTCGGTACATAAAATCTATCCAGTGATTTGGAACAGCGTCTGTCTCCCAGTATGTCATTCCTATATTGTAAGAATTAGTGTGTAAGTACATTTCAGGTAGGCAGTGGTTAATCAAAGGAGGCTCAAGACCTTCATCGTACAGCATTTCGTATTTGACAATATGAGAGAGATCTATTAGCTCTGGTGCAAAGTCTGATTGAGTTATGCAGTGAATTCCTAACTTGTTTAATGCCTGAGTGTATTTATAGTATGCGTAACCATAGCCCTCTTTTGGAGAGTAGGTTGATGAGTTCCAATATATTGCCTGACCTTCGGTCAAGGCTTTGAGCAGATCATCCCTCATCGGGTAAACATTGATAGACATAATATTAAGTATATCAAAATATTGATGCGCTTAGTTCATCAATTCAATAAAGATACATTCACCGGGGCACTCTTCTGCCGACTCAATGGTTGCCTCTACATCTTCAGACTCTACTACAGCCAACCCTTCAGCCATCTTTAGAGCAGGTTCGCCTTTGGGCGCTCCGTCTGGTCCGTAGATGGTAGGCCAGTCTTTTTCTTTTACATAAGCTAGTCCGTCATCATGCATTTGAAAAACTGCCGGTGCTATTTCAGCACACAACCCATCTCCGGTGCACAAGTCTTGATCTATCCAAACTTTGATTTCTAGATCTTCTTTTTTCATTTTGTGGGAAGGAGAAGAATCGAACTTCTCTAGGCTAAGATGGAATCAACTATCCTTGCTTACTTGTTTGCACCGACAAGAGGCCCATACACACAGTACTTCCCTATATATAGATAATATCTTTAAATGGCACATCTTGTCAAGCAAAAAGCCCCATGAGTAAGCAGTAGAGCCGAAGCTGAACTATATCCCACAGGACTTTCTATTAGAAAGTATAGCATGAAGTATCTTAAAAAGCTACCTGGATTGTGTATTTTTTGCCTGGTTCCGGCTAGTTCTCGATACAGCTGCAATAAAATAAACTTTTTTTATTTCTACTTAGCTTCTTTGTCGGAGAGCAGTACACGCATGGCCCCTTTAACTTCAGCTACGTCTTCCCTGATTTCTACCATGTCATCCTGTAACTTTCCGACTTGTTGAAAGAGATTTCCTCTACCGTTTTTTATACCGTAGTTTTCGGAATTGGCTCTTTTGTTTTTTAAGTACACTATTATTATAGCACTAGTATTTGCAATTACAACCCCTATAAGACCATAAATATTTAAAATATCCAATTTGACTCCCAAGACCCTTGTGCGACATCTTGTATATCTTTTATTAAGGGTGTGATTACATCATAGCTCTGATTGGTTTATTATCCCAAAAGTAATTTCAAGAACAAGCGTCACACCCAAACTTTACCCATAACATATATAGGGTAGTGAACGCCATGATTGGCAACATCAGGACGAAAGTCCAAAACAACTGCTCAAGCCCTGAAGGTATCTTCATTCGCATCTCTAGTCTTCATCGTCCGTCTTTTCTCTGCGTCCATAGACCGGAAGCAGGACATCTTCAAATACGCTGTAAGCCTCTTCTGAGGCATAGTATAACTTTACAAACGCCTTTCTGCCTTCATAATCGAATGCAGGGCAGTTTTCATATCCGCATACATAGATTGCTTTGTAGTGGTGGATGTCTTGATCGGAGTGGATTGCGTTTACTAACTGCATTCTTCTGTCGCATAGCCCGCAGTCTCTTTCTTTATATGGGAAGTCTTTTATTACCCTTCCAAAAACCCTTCCTGATCCATACTCTACTTGGTCTTTCATTTCTTGAACCGACTATTCTTTATCTTCATCATCATGCTCTAGTTGAGCTATGAATTGAATTATTTTATCAATCTCTACTGGTCCTTCTGGAAGTCCTAGGTTATGAAATTCTTGCATTGCTGCTTCTCTGAAAGAGGACAGCAGATTGGTTATCATAGAGTCCACACCGTCTGCTGCAAGTTCTAAACCAGCAACTAACGCTCTGAGGGAGTCGATAGATATTCCAAAATCTTCACATGGAGATGCTATATAGTAAACAGGAACAATGCCTCCATTTAGATCGGGCAAAAGCTTAACTGTAAGGGACATACCTTCAACTTCCGAGACATCCTCTCCTGTTGCTGGTGTGATTTTCATGTTACTCCTTATTTTTTGTCAGGCTTCGCTGTCATCAATCCTATAGGTGCCCAAAACATATATGCTACATTGATTAGAAGCAGTATACTTAAGTAGTTTACCACAGTACCGTTTATTTTTAAAGCTATCCATGCTACTAAAGACAGTCCTGCCATCCAACAAAAGCTAACAAGCATTGCGATTCTTTTTGTATCCATGAGAAAAGTATACCATGTGATTTTAGTTTTCAAACCGTTCATGATAAAAAATAGAATATTACAATTATGTTACAATATTAATTTTATTGCACGAAATCAAAATATCACTAGTAGGATCAATTGCTTAGCATGCTGGCTTGCCTCAAACAACAATATTAAACATTAAAAATAATAATCAATATTGTTTCATTACTAAATATACTAAGTATACTAGTATACTAGTAAAGAGGAAGAATGAAATACATAGCCTTAGCTGAATGCGTAGATTGTCCACCAACTCCGGTAATTGATGAAACTTACATTTCTGTAATTGAGATCAACGATGAGTACTTAGGCGTTACTAGATGCCAGTGGTGCAGAAGACCTATTCAGTACTGGATGCTTGAAGAGGATGCTTTAATACTAGAAGAACTAGGAGTAGATATTATTACATGGGTTTAAGAAAAGATATATCATGGTTTACACCGCAGGATACAGACCTGTCAGGTGCAGTATGGAGAAGCTCTGGCTATACAGAGGTGTCTCTAAGCTTATTTGAAGCATTAGAAAAACTAGGTCAGAAAGTTATATGGAATGCAGAAGGAACTGCTTGGCATGTTAACTACTGCCTTCCATTTTACTACCAGACGATAGGTAAAAAGAATGTAGGTTATACTCCTTGGGAATATACAAGCATACCTGATACTTGGAAGTACAACATGGAGAAGTGCGATCAGATATGGGCTACATCATCTTGGTGTAAAGATGTGTATGAAAGTATGGGAATAGAAGTCCCTATAAAAGTAGTTCCTCATGGCATACATTCAGACTGGAAGGTTGTTAATAGGGAGATAGGTGAAAAGTTCTATTTCTTACATGTAGGTGGAGAGCTACCTAGAAAGAATGCTGATCTTGTTGTTAAGGCATTCTTGGAACTATTTGAAGGCAATGATGATTATCACTTAATATTGAAAGTAAGTAATGCAAATAAGTTGCCTATGCCACACCCTCAGATAACAGTTATAGACACTTACCTAGAGAGAGAGTCTCTGGTGAATCTTTATAACAATTGTCATTGTATGGTCTACCCCACAACCGGAGAGGGCTTCGGAATGATCCCCTTTCAGGCAATAGCCACAGGCATGCCAACAATCTGCACTAATGAGACAGGATGCTCAGAGTATGCAGATTTGTCAATGCCACTTAGTGGAGAGTGGGTTAGTGTTGAAGACTACATGCCGGAGGTTGATCTTGATTTCGACTCTTACGGTAGCGGTGCTCCTAAAGCTATAAAGCCAGACTATGAAATGCTGGTTTCCTTGATGGAAGAAGTTACCGATGATTATTTAGATCATAAAACAAAAGCCCTAAGAGGTGCTAGAATAATCCAGAATGAGCATTCGTGGGACTCAATTGCGGAACGCATAGTTGAGAATCTAGATTTGTAATAAATCTTTTCAAAAACTATTGGATTAAAAATTCATAGGTGATATGATATTAGTTCTGCACTCGACAAGAGTTTTGAAAAAGCATCATTCTGATGCGTTAAGGAGGAATAATGACTATAACAGGCTATACAACAACTGTCTCTAATGAGACCGAATTACAAGACGATGCGGAGATAAAAATCCCATCGTTTTTTAGAAAGAGCGGGTATCAAGGATATAAAATATTTTTAGATAGATACACGCTGAAGGCAGAAAAAGGAGACTTGTCTGTAGGCGATCTTGTTTTAGCTATCGTAGTTTTAGATCCCAAATGGCCTGTTAAGGAACTATCCATAGTGCAAGAGGTTTCTCAAACCAATCGCACTGCGACTGTAAAGACCTATCAAGGAGATACTCACCAAGTTGATTTTGATTTGATATCTAAACCATTAGAGACAACTGTTGATCAAGTTAAAGCAAGAGTTGCCAAGGCTCTATCTCAATGTGAGTCAGAAGATATCGCACCGGCGGTTGAGCAGGGCTTCAAAGATATTCTTTTTGATCACTTTATTCCCGGTGGACGTATTCTTGCTGGCGCTGGTGTAAAAGGACTAACACTTCAAAACTGTTTTGTGCTACCATGTCCAGAGGATTCTAGAGGAGGGATTTTTGATCGTGTCAAAGAAATGGCGGAAACGCATTCAAGAGGTGGAGGGGTTGGTGTTAACCTTTCTTCTTTACGCCCTCGCTACGCTCCTGTTATCGGGGTTAACGGTATCTCTAGTGGCGCTGTGTCTTGGGGAAAGATGTTCAACCTTTCTACAGGGCTTATTGAACAAGGGGGTTCACGGCGCGGCGCAACAATGCTGATGATTGACGATTGGCATCCTGATGTCGAAGAGTTCATATCAGCAAAACACTCCGCAGGAGAGTTTGAGAATGCTAATATGTCCGTTTGTATCTCAGACGGATTCATGGAAGCTCTCAAAAACAATGAATCATGGGATCTCGTCTTTCCAGATACAAAAGATCCTGAATTCAATGACCTTTGGGATGGGAACATTTCCTACTGGAGAGATATTCTTGGAAAAAATGTGATTGTTTATAAAACAGTGCAAGCCAAAGAAATATGGGATTCAATAGTGTCTTCCGCATGGGCTTCTGCCGAACCGGGTCTTCACTTTTTAGAAAGATCAAACAAGATGAGTAACTCTTGGTACTTCGCTCCTTTGGTGGCAACAAATCCTTGTGGAGAACAGCCTCTTGAGGCTTATGGTGTTTGCACGCTGGGTGCTCTTGACTTGTCTACATTCGTAGATGACTCGTCTGGTGTTCCTGAGTTTGAATGGAAAAAGCTCAATACAGTAATTGAGTCAGCAGTGCGTATGCTTGACAACGTGGTTAGCATTAATGAATACCACTTTGAATCAATCAAGGAAAACCATGAAGGCAACCGTCGAATTGGGCTCGGAGTCATGGGGCTTGGAGAACTATTGGTCAGAATGAAATTACGGTATGGGTCTGCTGATGGTCTTGTCTTTGTAGATGAGCTTTTCAAAACAATATCGGAGTCCTCATACATGGCATCTGTAGAACTTGCAAAAGTAAAAGGATCATTCCCCGCTCTTGATAGAAAACAATATCTAAAATCAGGATACATGAAGGGAATGCCCGAGCATGTACGAGATGCAGTGCTAGAACATGGAATAAGAAACGTATGCTTACTAACCGTTGCTCCCACAGGAACTACTGGGACAATGAAAGGAACTTCAACTGGTGTTGAGCCTTACTTTAACTGGCAGTACACCAGAACTTCTAGACTAGGTACAGAAATTGAAACCGTACCAGTCATTGACGATATGGGTCTGGACATCAATGATCTTCCAGACTACTGCGTCACAGCGATGGACCTCAAGCCAGAGGAACATGTCGCTGTTCAAGCAGCAGTTCAGCGATGGGTTGATTCTGCTATCAGCAAGACAACAAACTGTCCTTCAGACTTTACAGTCGAACAGACTGATCGTTTGTATCGTCTTGCTTATGATCTTGGGTGCAAAGGGGTTACTATATATAGAGATAACTCCAGATCAGAACAAGTGCTAAACAACATGGATTCTACTGAAGATGGTGTAGAAGAAGTTGAAGCTTGTAGGATTGATGATCCTGACTGTGTGACTTGCGCCCTGTAGGGTATGAAAGAAAAAGAAGAGTTAGTAACATATATATACGAAAATTCATGCGGAATTGAAGAGGAAATTGAGTTCACATTTGATTGTGAGCCTCCTCCTAGTATCATGATGCCCACCGATTCTGGTCATTTTGAAACTTTTGTGTTGATTTATGAAGAATATGAAGATATTGATGATTAATTGTTCTTTTATGTTGGGTTTTTTGCATTGATTGTGGTAAGATTATCTTGATATGAGTGACCAATATATAAAAAATGGCAAAAGATTGTATGTTCCTCAGTCAGCTTTTGGCGTATGTGTGTGGAAGATGCCCGATGGTGGCATTGTTGCAGATGCAGATGGCAATTATTTGTGTGCTGAAGGCATGATGAACGACCCTAAAGTAGAAAAACATGTGGCTGAGGCTGCAAGGTACTGGACTGGATCAACAGACGGTCAAGTCATGTGGATTGATGGCGCTCGAAAAGTTTCGGCATCCGAACGTGACGATCAGGTTGAAAGACTAAATCAAGGTCTAACTCCTGACCCACTTGAGGATACTATAATAGCACTTTCTAATAAGAAAAAAGGTACAGGATGAGTGATATGATTAAAACTTCTTTTATTGAAGATGATGAAGATTCCGAGGTTGAAATCGATGATGTAACGTATCATCAGGTTCGGTCTGAGGTTGTAACAACAGACTCTTTTAAAAAGATTGACCCGAAGAGGCAATCAGTAAAGATGAAAAGAAAAATACAAAGACTAGAGAAGAAAGCCAATACAGGTATTGACTCTTCTTCTAAGTATGTAGATCCACAATCTCTTGATGGATACGCTTTGTATGATGTTGTTGAACCACCTCATGATTTAAATATACTAGCTGACTTGTATGAGACTAATACATCTCATTATGCGGCTATAAATGCAAGAGTAGCAAATACTGTTGCATTAGGGTTTAGGTTTGGTAACTCCGAAAAAACCAAGCGTAGAATTGAAAAAGCAGACACTGACGCAAAATCTGAAAGAGTTCGTCAAGATATTGCTCGTGAGAGAAAGAAATTAAATCATTTATTTGATGAGTCAAACTCTGACGACACTTTTGTAGAGATGATGATAAAACTATGGACTGACTACTTAACAGTGGGCAATGCGTATCTAGAGATTGGCAGAACTAACTCTGGAAGTATCGGCTACATAGGTCACGTTCCTGCTCTGAACATCAGAGTTAGAAGAACTCGTGATGGTTACGTCCAAATGGCAAAGCATGCAAAGCTACAGTCCGTGTTCTTTAGGAACTTTCAGGATCTAGAAACTGCCGATCCAATAAATGGGGACGCAAGACCAAATGAAATTATCCATTTCAAAGCCTACTCTCCAAGAAACAACTACTACGGAGTCCCATCTGCAGTCACTGCTATTGGGGCAATCCTTGGAGACAAGTACGCCAAGAATTACAATATTGACTACTTTGAAAATAAAGCTATCCCAAGATATGCTATCATTCTTAAAGGGGCCAAATTAAGTAACAAGTCTAAACAAGAACTTGTTAATTATTTTAGAACAGAAGTAAAAGGAAGGAACCATGGAACCCTTATTGTTCCTCTCCCTGCGTCTTTAGGCGGTGACGTTGATTTAAGGTTTGAAAAGCTAGAAAATACCGTACAAGACGCTTCGTTCGACAAGTTTAGAAAATCAAATCGTGATGAGATTCTGGTAGCTAATAGGGTACCTGCTCCTAAAGTGGGGGTTTACGACAACGCAAACCTCGCTGTATCTAGAGATGCAGACAAAACATTCAAGGTACAGGTCGTGGGTCCCGATCAGAAGATTATTGAAAAAAAGATCAATCAAATAATTAAGGAATTTACTGACCTTGTTGAGTTTGAATTTGAACAGATCGACTTGGTAGACGAAGATGTGCAGTCAAAGATTCGTGAAAGATATCTTCGCACTGCTGTCATATCACCCAACGAGGTGCGTGAGTCTCTCGGACTACCAGACAGGGAAGATGGTGATGATGTTCTACCATACCCAAGTGTTCTTAAAGAAATGGACTTGCTAATGCAAACTGGCGTTGATCCATTTACAGGAGAAGACATCGAAGAAAAAGAACCAAAAAAGCCAGAGGGCGCTCCAGAGGGGAACAGTAATGCTTCTGAACCACCAAGAGGAGATGACTCAGCAAGTGATGGCGAAAGAGAAGACCGAGGTTCCGGTCAAGAATCTAGCCAACCACGAGAAAGAGATTAATATAGGAGGAGAATATGTACACAAATAGTACAATAGTATATTCAGACACAGCAGTCGCTAGTACTGATGGTGAGGTAAGCTTATCTCATCACACTAGCGCAATATATTTCCATAATACACATGCTTCTACCGCAGCTTCCGTGAAGCTGAATGGTAACAGATCAGTGTTGATTCCTGCAGGTGGGACAACCTATGTGTGCGTCCCCGGTGATTATACTAAATTTGAGGTTACAACAGCATCAGTTACCATAGCCATGTACGCTGTGGGATAATTGTAATTAAAGCCATTTTTATGGTATGCTAAAAATTGTAGCTTTATAAGGAGGCAATTATGCATGATAATAAATTACAACTAATGTTTCCAATTTCTATGATTAAGAAAGAGGAAAGAATAGTTGTGGGTATTGCTACGTCTGACAATATAGATAAGTCTGGAGATGTTGTTGGTTTCGACGCGTCCGTTAAGGCTTTTGACAATTGGCAAGGCAATATCCGCGAAATGCATCAGCCGCTCGCCGTTGGTAAAGCAGTAGGGCATCGCCCTGTGGATATAAATCATAATGGTGCTAATTTTAAAGGGATTGAAGTTTCAGCTTATATCTCCAAAGGTGCTCAAAGCACTTGGGAGAAAGTATTGGATGGAACGTTAAGTTCTTTTTCTATTGGTGGTCGTGTTCTAGAAAGGGAGTTTGATGAAACCAAAGAATTCCGTGGACAACCCATCAGTGTTATTACTGATTATGAACTAGGTGAACTAAGTTTAGTTGACAATCCAGCAAACCCTGCCGCCAACATTACGTTAGTTAAATCTGACGAGACAGGTCTACAGTATGCTCTTGACGTTGTGGATGGAGAATGCTATAAGATTGGCGATACGACTGTATGCGTAACTGATATTAAATCTGATGAAGGAGAGCCTGTGAGTGGAGATTGCTCATGTGGGTCCGATTGTCAGTGTGACAGCGAAGGCGGTTGCGACTGTAAATCAGAAAGTTCAGAAGAAGATGAGTCAAATGTTGCAGAAAAGTTGCAATTAAATGATAATTCTGCTACAGTTCAAGACATGGACAACGTAGAAACTGACACTACTACTGAGGCTGAGCTATCAAAAGATACCCCAGTTGAAGATGTTGTGTCTGAAAACAGTTTAGATGAACAATCTAACGAAAAGATCTCACTTTTGAGGAGGTTTATGACTTGGCTAAATGATATTCCAGAGGAAGATCTAATCAGCGCAAGTGATGAATCTCTATTGGAAGTAGAAAAGTCTGTTGAGGTACAAGATGAAATTGAGCTTAAAGCAGACGATATTGATGAAGGAGATAGTATGAATATCGAAGAAATTACTATGGCTCTTGGTACTGTCATTGATGAGAAACTAGCTAGTTTCGCAGAAGCCTCAAACGAAAAAGTAGAGGCTTTGATCGAAGAAAAGCTAGCTGAAGTCACTGAAACAGTAAGCAAGAATCAAACTGAGATTGAAGAAAAAATCGAAGAAGTAACAAAAGAAGTCACCGAGCGTGTCGAGGACGTTGACTCACGAGTCGAAACAGTCGAAAATGCCGGTGCAATTAAAAAAAGTGTTGACGAGAGTGAAATAGATGATGATGAAGCAGTTATTGAAAAAGCTGCTGAAGAAGAGAGTGCCTTTTGGGGTAACCTCTTCCTCCCTCAAGATCTAATTAAGTCTCTTGGATACAGGTCATAGGAGGAAATAATAATGGCAAATGAAGAACTACTTCAAAAAGCAAACGAAGTAACTACCTCCGTGGTAGGAAATGCTTCAGGTGGTATATTAAAACCAGCACAAGCTAACCGCTTTATTGATTTCGTTGTTGATCAGTCTGTTCTTATGCAACAGTCTAGAGTCGTGCGTATGCGCAGCGATTCAATGGAGATTGACAAAGTATCAGTAGGGACTCGTCTACTTGCAAAGGCAACTGAAGCAAGCGACACTGGTGCAAACGCAGCAGTAACCTTTTCAAAGGTTGCTCTTTCCACAGTTAAGCTACGTCTTGACTGGGAAGTAAGCACCGAATCCCTTGAGGATAACATCGAAGGTGATTCCCTTGAGGATCATCTCGCTCAAGTTATGGCGCGTCAAACGTCAAACGACTTAGATGACTTGCTCATCAATGGTGACACCACATCAGCAAATGCTTTGCTTAAAGCACTTGATGGTTTCGTGAAACTTGGAAAAGCTAGCGGAACAACCGTAGATGAGGCTGGAGACAACTCTAGCAGATCAGTATTTGATAGGATTCTTCGGAATCTTCCTAACAAATACCTCCAACGCCGCAATGAACTTCGGTTCTTTGCTGGTCCGGGTATTGTTCAGGACACAATCTGGTCAATGCAAGCACCAAACGCAACAACCGCAGGAGCCGAAGGTGCACCGTCACCCGGATCAACCTATGGTGACCGTTTAATGCAAGGCGGAGCAGGCGCAAATGGAGGACCGGGTTCAACTGGTCTCGCTCCATTCGGAATTCCTCTAGTAGAAATTCCACTTATGCCTGAAACTGTTACAGGTGATCACTCAGGTGCATCTGGTAACCATGGTTATATTTCATTAACATTCCCCAACAATCATGTTGTGGGTATACAGCGTGAAATCACACTTTATCGTGAATTCAAGCCAAAGAAAGATACCATTGAGTTTACACAGTTTACTCGCATGGCTGCAAACATTGAAAATGCAGATTCTTATGTAATCGCTAAGAACGTAGGAATTAGAGCAGCTTAATTGTAACTAGTTTATAATTTACGAAAGGCCCCCATCGAAAGGTGGGGGTTTTTCAATTTCTGCGTTGCTATTAATGTTCTACTGTGCTATCATTTTAATTATGGCTGAAGAAAGTAAAAAAGAAGAGACCAAAAAGCCTGCTGCTAAACCTGCTGCCAAGGCACCTGCCAAAGCTGCTGCAAAGCCTGCCGCTCCTAAAGAGATCATGTTGTTTATGAGACATGGTGCAGGGTATAGCGTTGGGGATGTTAAATTCACAAGAGATCATCCTTATCAACTTGTACCCGCTGAAGCCGCAGAAAGGCTACTTGCTACTGAGCAATTTGAGAAAGCCTCTAAAAAATCTGTTACAGAATTTTACGGAGAGTAAGTATCGTGGCTGGCATCACGAATTATTTGGAAAATGAACTTCTCGATCACGTTTTGAGGGGTTCATCTGGCGCATACACCGGTCCTACGACTGTGTACTTAGCGCTTTATAGTGCCGCACCTACTGACGCTGGTGGCGGTACAGAAATTAATGTGGACAGACAAAGTATAACATTCTCGGCTGCTTCAGGAGGAACTATATCAAATAGTGGTTCAATTTCTTTTACCAGTATGCCTACTGTTACTGTTTCACATGTGGGGGTATTTGACCACGCAACAACTGGTAATCTTTTGTTTCATGGAGCGCTAACATCCTCCGCTTCAGTAACGTCTGGCGATACGTTTACAATTCAAGCTAACGATTTGCAAATTAGTTTGGACTAATTCTTTTGGTAAAAAAACCACAAAATGGTATAATAACAGTATTATGTCTTTTAACTATAATCTAACAATCGATCAGGGTGCAACGTTTTCTAAAACTTTTACTTATAAGTCCGGTGGTAATGCTGTTGACTTAAGTACACATACTGCGCGTATGATGGTTCGATCAAGCTATGATGCTTCAAGCACTTTAGTTAGTTTAACAAGTGCTGGTGGAGATATTACTTTAGCTTCCAATGGTGTTATCGTTGTTACGATAAGCGCAACAGCAACAGCGGCACTTGCCGCTCCAAACTCTGGTGTTTATGACTTAGAGATAGTTGCTTCTGATGGGACTGTCACAAGACTGCTTCAGGGTAATGTAAGTATCACGCCGGAGGTTACTAAGTAATGTCTGATACAAGTATCGTAGTTAATGAAATAGCAGAAACAATGACCGTTATCGCAGATGATAAAACAGTCGTTGTAGAAGAACCTGCAAAAACTCTTAACATAGTTGAAGACAATAACACTCTCTCAATAACTGAGGTCCGCGAAACTCTCGTTGTGGAGGATGGCGCTAAAAATCTAGAGTCAACCGCCCCTAGAGAAGTATTAACAGCAGTTGATACAGGACCACAGGGACCGCGCGGTGAAGTTGCGACTATTACTATAGGAACAACATCTACCGTTGCAAGTGGTGTAGGAAGTTCTGTCACAAATACTGGTACGACTGAAGCAGCTATCCTCAATTTTCAACTTGAGGCTGGCCCTTCTACTAATTCTACAACAGTATTTGATCAGTCATCTTCTGCATCAACATGGACGATTAATCATAATCAGGGGCGATATCCATCTGTAGATGTTTTAGATTCTGCAGGAACGCACGTTATCGGTGATATATCATACACCTCACTTGATCAAGTTGTGGTTACTTTTGAAAACGCATTCGCTGGTAAGGCTATTATTATTTAGGAGGAACAATGGCAAAGAAATTTTTAGTACCAATAGATTTAGAGTCCTATTTGGATCTAAACAAAAATGAACTTAGAAATGCAGTTGTGCAAAGCTTAGGCACAGCGCCCGGGTCTCCATCTAATGGTCAAATATACTACGATTCGGGAGATAACAAACTATACTTAAGAGCGAATGGCGCTTGGGTGTATGTAAACCGCGATGCAGCCACTACTTCGGTAGATGGGTTGATGTCATCAAGCGACAAAACAAAACTAGATGGGGTTGCATCAAGTGCTGATGCGACTAACTCAACAAACGTAAACGCTGCGGGGGCAGTAATGGAGTCAGACTTTGATGCTGGCACATTTTTATATGCAGCCTCGGATGACACCCCTGTAACTAAAACTCTTGCTGAGGTCCGAACATTGCTTAATGTTGAAGACGGAGCCACAGCAGATCAGACAGGAGCGGAGATTCTATCTCTCCTAACAGGAGTTGATGGCGCAAGCTCTGCTCTTGATGCTGACAAATTAGACGGAGAGGAAGGAACGCACTATCTTGCTAGAGCAAACCATACCGGAACGCAAACAGCAAGTACCATATCTGATTTCGATACTCAGGTGGTAACTAGCAGGCTTGATGAGATGGCTGCTCCAACTTCTGCGGTATCGTTTAACTCTCAAAGAGTCACAAGTGTTGGAACTCCAACCTCTGATTCTGACGCAGCAACAAAATCTTATGTAGATTCAACAAAAGAGGGGCTAACTGTTAAAGAGCCTGTTCGTGTTGCAACCACTGCTGCAATAACTATTTCAACCGATCTCCAGAACGGAGACACCATAGATGGTGTTACTCTTGCAACTGGTGATCGTGTATTGCTTAAAGATCAGTCAACCGCTTCCGAAAACGGCATCTACGATGTCGTAGCTTCAGGAGCAGGTACAAGATCAGCTGACTTTAACGCCAGTGCAGACTCTGTGCCGGGTTCTTTCTGTTGGATTAACGAAGGAACAGCAAACGGAGATACACAATATGTTTTAACAACTAATGGTCCTATAACTCTAGGAACCACTTCGCTTACTTGGACTAAGTTTACTTCTGCAACAACTATTTCTGCAGGAAATGGCCTTTCAAAGAGTGGAAATGAATTAGCTATAGATCTTGATTCCAATCCCGGCTTGTCCGTGGGTGGGTCTGGACTAAAGGTTGCTTCTTCCATTGCAGGCACAGGCCTTACTTTGTCTAGCGGTGTTCTTAATCGTGATACGATTGATGTAACATCTGATATTACTGGCACACTGCCTGTAGCTAATGGTGGTACAAACGCTACCACAACTGCTGCGGCAAAAACAAGTCTTGGCTTTATGACAAGATATACCGCAACCCTGTCCGGTGATGACACTACTACCAGTCACACCGTCACTCACAGCTTGGGCACTAGAAGCGTTATAGTTTCTGTATATGCTTCTGCTAGCCCATATGCTGAGGTTGAGGTAGACATTAAACACACTAGTACTAGTGCATTGACCATAGATTTTGGTTCTGCACCTGCTACTGGAACTGATTACGAAGTAGTGGTAATTGGATAATAAACATTTTTTCTGAGGAAAAGATGATATAATTTATAAAGGACGGTTGAGGTCGTGGCTAAATCATTTAAAACAGTAATTTCTATAGACGATGCAGCATCTGCTGCTTCTGAAGCAATTAGAACCAAAGTTACTGGTGATAGCCAATCTAGACTTTCTATTGATGTTGGTGGTAAATTAACTTGGAGTTCTGGTGCTGCTACAGGTGATACTACTTTATACAGAGCCTCCGCAAACACTCTTAAAACTGACGATGCTTTTACGGCTGCTTCTTTGGCAGTTACTGGCGAGTTTACATTGCCAACTGCTGATGGCTCAGCAGATCAAGTAATGGTTACAGATGGTTCTGGTTCTATTTCGTGGGCAAATCAGTCTGGTGGCGGTGGTTCTCCCGGTGGTTCAAATACACAAATTCAGTTTAATAACAGTGGAAGCTTTGGAGGGAACGCTAATCTTGTTTATGATGGTTCTTCTTTAATCACCATGACAAAAAGTGGTGCCAATACAGGCATTAAACTAGATGTAGCCAGTGATACTGAAGCGCATTCTGGTAACATCGCTTTTTATAAGTCTGAGGCTGCTGGCGCTGCAAGGCTTGACATCGATTCCGTCTATGGGCAAATAGACTTCTATGGACAGACAGCCAGCGGTGGGTACTTTCATTCTGCTGCAATTAAAGCTATAGTAGGAGAAAACTTTTATTCTGATAACTATACTCCGTCTGATATAGAGTTTTGGGTCACTACTGCTGACCAAACTTCCCCAATGAAAAGAGTGGTTGTTAGAGGGGGCACCACTAACACTGATCCCACGGCGCTTGAGATTGGTCATCAAGGTGGGACGAATAAGGGCGCTAAGGTTCTTTTTACAGATGATGATGGAACTGAATTAGGTTATTTTGGGTACAACAATAATTCCAACTGGTATCTCAAAAATCATGTTGTTGGTGGCAATATGTTCATTGAATGTGAGAGTGATATTTATATTAGGGCAAATAGTAACTATGAAGTATCATTTACTTCAAGCGGTATTGAGCCTTATGCTGATGAAGGATATAAGCTTGGATCTTCATTAAAAGAATGGGCAGAAGCCTATATAGTTGATTTAAATATTTCTGGTAATGCCGATATTGATGGTACTTTAGAAGCAGATGCAATAACTGTAGATGGTACCGCATTGAACGAATATATAGCAGACACTATCGGCGCTATGGTTGGAAGCAATACTGAAACTGGAATTTCAGTTACTTATGAAGATTCTGACAATACGTTAGACTTTGTAGTGAGCACTCTCAATCAAGACACTACCGGCAATGCCGCTACTGCTACAGCCCTTGAGACTGCTAGAACTATTGGTGGTGTTTCTTTCAATGGGACAGCAAATATTGACCTTCCGGGTGTAAATACTGCCGGTAACCAAGACACTTCGGGCAACGCTGCTACGGCTACAACTGCTACAACTGCTACTAATGTTACAGTGACTAATAATTTAACTACAGACGAAATGGTGTTCATTGCTTTTGTTGACGGATCTGGGTCGTCTAAAGGAATAGAGTTGGACTCTACTCTCACCTATAATCCAAGTACGAACGTTTTAACATCTACCTCTTTTGCTGGAAATATTACAGGCAATGTGACAGGCAATGTGACAGGCAATGTGACAGGCAATGCGACAGGTAATGCAGCAACTGCTACAGCGTTAGAAACTTCAAGAAGCATTGGTGGGGTTTCTTTTGATGGTACTTCCAATATTGATCTCCCGGGTGTTAATTCAGCCGGTAATCAGAATACTACTGGAAATGCTGCTACTGCTACAGCGCTGGAAACTCCAAGAACTATTGGTGGAGTTTCTTTCAGTGGAACAGCAGATATTGACCTTCCGGGAGTCAGTACAGCCGGTAATCAGGATACTTCAGGTACAGCGGCTCTGGCTACTACAGTTACTGTTACAGCAAATAATTCAACTGATGAGACTGTATATCCTGTCTTTGTTGATGCGGCAACAGGAACGCAAGACATAGAGACTGACACTGGATTAACATACAACCCTTCTTCTGGAAATCTTACTATAGGGGGAGAATTAGTTGCTGCATCGTTAGATATATCTGGAAACGTAGATGTTGATGGAACGCTAGAAGCTGATGCTTTAACTATTGATGGAACTTCTTTGGCTGAAACTATCGCTGATACTGTTGGCGCTATGGTCACAAGTAATACCGAAACTGGAATTGCTGTTACTTATGACGATAGCGATAACACTTTAGATTTTGTTGTTGGCACCCTTAATCAGGATACTTCAGGTACAGCGGCTTTGGCGACATCAATCACTGTTACGTCAAGTTCAGCAGATGAGACTGTATATCCTTTATTTGCGGATGGATTTTCAGGTACGCAAGGAGTAGAGTCAGACGCTGGATTTACATACAATCCATCATCTGGTAATTTAAGTGTCGGTGGAAACATCAGTGCTGGCGATATTTTATCATTAAATAGCTATGAAACAGGAAGTGATGCCGGTCCAATAATTGAGTTGTATAGGAATAGTTCTTCACCAGCCGATGCTGATTATCTTGGTCAAATTAAATTTCAAGGTGAAAATGACAATGATCAAAAAGTTAATTATGCGAAAATAACAGGTAAAATTTCAGACGCATCAGATGGCTCTGAAGATGGCATCATAGAATTTGCTCACGTTAAAGCAGGTTCTCAAAATATTTCAGGAAGATGGAATAGCACAACTCTTCAATTGATTAATGGTACAAGCTTAAGCGTTGCGGGTGATGCAGATGTTACTGGAAATGTAGATGTTGATGGAACTCTAGAGGCTGATGCAATAACTGTAAATGGCACAGCGTTAAGCGAATATATTGCTGACACAGTAGGCGGAATGGTAACAAGCAATACTGAGACAGGCATTGCTGTTACTTATGAGGATGCAGATAATACTTTAGATTTTGTGATTGGAACGCTTAATCAAGACACAACAGGGAATGCAGCAACAGCGACTGCGTTGGCTACAGCTAGAGCAATTAATGGTGTTGATTTTGATGGAACAGGCGATATCACGGTTACGGCTGCTGCTGGAACGTTGACTGGTACGGAGTTGAAGTCTAATGTTGTGACTTCTTCACTCACGAGTGTGGGTACTCTTAGCGCTCTTACTGTGTCTGGTACGGTTACGATGGATTCGGTTGGGATCACAGCGGTTCAGACTTCTGGTGAGTCGTTTGCTGATAATGACACTTCTTTGATGACTAGCGCTGCTATTGATGACAGAATCGGTGCTGCTGGGTCCCCTACAGGTGCAGTCGTCATGTGGTCTGGGTCTTCTGCCCCTACTGGATGGCTTGAGTGTGATGGCTCAGCAGTTTCAAGATCAACTTATTCTGGTTTGTTTGCGGTTATAGGTACTCGTTATGGTGCTGGTGATGGTTCTTCTACGTTTAATTTGCCTAACCCTGTTGATAGGTTGGCGATGGGTATTGCTTTGAGCACTACTCCGTCTGCTACTACTTTGGCTGGTTCTTCTTCTTTAGATGCTTTAGCTTTGGGTAATCAGTCCGCTGACCATACTCATAATGGTACGTCAGGTAATCAGTCGGCTAACCACACACATAATGGAAATACTTCTAACACTGGGGCGCATAGTCATAACACTGGCAACCCTTCTTCTAACCACTCGCATAATTACAGTAAGAGTAACTCTGGTAGTCAAACAAGCAATGCCACTGGGAATGTTTCTTCTTGGCACACGCACACCACAAATAGTTATGGGAATCATTCGCATACAGTTTCTCTTGGTGACCCAACTCACAACCATACACACAATGTGACTACTGGAAACAATTCTGCGAACCATAACCACTCTTTGTCGTCCGCGACAGTCAATACAACTATGGATGTGGAACCATTTGGTTTCATTATTAAAACCTAATGGAAGAGATCATGGTTCCGTTCGCTGATCAGCCTCAGCATCTTGGTGGTGTGGGTTACTTCAATAAGTTGCCTGCTAGGACTATTACTGAAGACGGTTCTACTTGGACTGTGGATAACACTAAAGGTTTTTTTGCTTTTGTACAGTTAATACCTGATATATATGAGCAAGAAGAACTTGGTTCAGATGGTGAAATGCACAGACGTTGCGATTCAGGGCAAAATCAATACGGCCCTAAGGCATTTCACCTTTGGGACGAGGCATCTCAAACATGCAACTGTGGAGCAAATACTCCACCATACTCTTTAACAGGTAACCACGATTTACCTTTTAATGAATTGACTTACCTAGGCGCTGTTTTCGGTAACCCAGAATGTGGTGGAATGGTTATTTATATTGAGTCGGCTGATTCAGAAGCAGAGAATAGGGTGGTTGCTGGTCGTCATTCTGCTGGAACAAGAACGATACAGGAACTTTTACGCTTAATGATGGAATGGGAAGTTGCAGGTTCTGACTTTGGCTCCACTGAACCTATGGTTGATGTTTGTAGAAACATGCTTGCAGGGTTAGAGATGCCAGATGATGTTAGAGATTGGATTTGGACAAACGTTCCTCCTAATAAGGTCCAGAAGTATTTGGAAGGTAAGACTGATGCTCAGGTAGCAGAAGACCCTCCTGACATTTCAGGCACTATAGTAGAGGAATGGTTGCTTCCTTTAATACAAAAAACGGCATTGATTGGGTTTATGCCGACAGGCTCATGAACATAGATTTTCCTTTAGGTAAGTGGGCAGGCGTAGGTGTTTGCGATGGGTTTGTTGATCCTGATATCTGCGGCAAAGTTGATGCTACATTGACTGAGCATTGGGATGTCTTGTGGGATTCCAATGTTTTGTCAGAAGGCAAATCTATGATGGGAGTAGATACCAGAATAAAAAATTCTTCAGATATGGGATTATCTATGGCAAATCTGGGCGAAGGTTTATACAGTCTGGGATGGTTCGAGGATGAACTTCACAAAAGTATTAGCAAAGCGCTTAACTGCTATGTCAGTAAATATGACGGTTTGGCTCATCTGGCATGGCCTCTGCGTGATACAGGATTTCAACTTCAACGCTATCAAGAAGGTCACGGTTTTTATGCAGAGCATGTAGATGGCGGACCTTTCAATTCAACAAAGGATCGTTTTTTAGCAGTTCTTTTGTATTTGAATGATGTAGAAGTTGGTGGCGAAACAACGTTCACTAAGCATGGGTTAAGTGTTGAACCGAAGGCTGGGAGAGTTTTGATTTTCCCTGTCCATTGGCTGTATCCGCACAGAGGAGAAATTCCTTTGAGTGGCCATAAAACAATTATTACAACTTTTATAGAGCAAGAACTAACAATGATGGAGGGATCATGAGTGAATCAGAACATTTAGGTAAAGCATTGCATCATTTACAAGAAGCAATGCTAGAGAAGGGGCGAGATAAGCCCTCAAAAAAAGTAACAAAGGATGCAAGTTCAGCCATGGGTATTATTGATAAAATTAAAGATAATATCGCATATGTGCTGGGATTGCCAGCAGCTATTTCGGGTGCGTTTGGGTTCCTATGGGAGTCCAGTGCAGAAGAAGCTGCCCTTAAAGATCAGGTAGCCCAGTTAGAAGCTGCCGTAGCAGACCTGCAGGTTGGAAGTGACCTACTGGGTGGTGGGACTAAAAACTTTAGTCTTGATCCATCAACAGCCTCGGGTTCAATTACGTTGATGATAATAGCAGGAGTAGCAGTAATTTTTATAGGACTACTATTCTTGTATCAACGCAAGCGGAAAGGACGCTATGGGAATGAGTAGTGAAAAGACTCCTATCTGCGTTACTAGCGACATGTGTAATTCTTTCAGGGTGCTCAGGTAAGAGTAGCACTACTGAAGCTACAACAACAACTATAGATACATCTGATCCATCTGTTGTCTTAGAGGATTGGGCTATCCCCTTTGTTCCAGATGATGATTCATTCTCGTTTGAAAACTTTGGCGGTGGAGAGCCTCCCGCTGACTTAACAGTAAATATGGCTCGTAGAATGTATGGTGACGATCAGGTCTGTCAGACCGTGGTTGATAACCAATGTACTCCGTTCCCTGTAATATTGCAGTTGATCGCTCAGGCAAACAGATCTATGAAGGGTGGTTTGTGTGAAGGGTTAGCAGTTTTGAGTCTGAGACTCTCGGGGGATGTGTCAAGCATTCAGACTTTTCAACAAGTGCAAGAGGTGTCTCAGCTAGTAAAAGATGATCCTGCTTTGATGTCTGAACTTGCTTTTTGGTATGTTACACAGTTTGCTCCTGAGGTTCAAGAAAGAGCCTCTGTATACAGACAAATGGAGCCTATGGATTTAGCTAGGATACTTTTGGAGGATTTTGAAGAGTCTGCTATTGGAGGGTCTGCAACAGGTTTTACTATTGGTATATATTCTGACGAAGGAGGGCATGCTGTAACTCCATATAGAGTGGAACAGACGGTCTCTGGTTACAGGATATATATTTATGACTCTAACTGGCCTACAAGCGAACGCTGGATAGATGTTACGGATTCTGGGTGGACATACGCCCTTGCCGCTACAAACCCCTCAGAAGCCTCCTCAGCGTGGTCAGGAGGCGCTGGGTCAATGGAACTCACCCCAATGACTGCACGCAAGCCGCCGTTTAATTGCCCTTTCTGCCCCACTGAGGGCGATACAAAGTCAGGAACACTACTTACAGTTGCTTCTTCGGGTTCTAAACAAGCCACATTACAAGTTCAGACCAGTACAGGACAAAGACTTGGCTATTATGATGGAGAATTTCTAAATGAAATACCGGGGGCTACATTTAGATACCTCATTAGTGGTCCATCCACATCTGATCCTGTATTGGTTTCTTTGCCTGCAACAGTAGATACATTTACGGCTGATGTTGGTGTATTGAACACTTCAGGTAGCGACATTGTTGAAGAAGAATCTAATGATCGATTCTCTCTGCTAATACTTGATGAAGAACGATCCCTGCAGGTAGAAGCTACTCTTGAAGAAGAGAAGTCAGATGATCCGTTCCTAATCGAAGAAGACTCCCTGATCAACTTCTCAGAGGAGTCACTTGAGATTGGAGATGTTTCAGAAGCCACTGTTTCTATTGCTATTGATGCTTTGGAGGCTGAAATTGAACTAGACGAGGGGCAAGAGATTGAGGTTGTATTTTCCGAGGATGATGTAGAAACAAACGAGGAAGAGCTTGAAACAATGGAAATTGGAATCATTGATGAAGACGGTACGGAGTTAGCAGAAATAGAAATTGATTTAACAGACTACATTGTAGAGGAAGGTAGTGAGGACGATTTTGAACCACCTCCTCTCGTTATCGAAGTTTATTATGATGAAGAAATTGGGGAAATAGTACAGGAGGAAGATGAAATTGAAGCTTGGGTTGCTACTGATGCCGAGTATTTCATTGCCGTAAGTGAAGGGAGGTTAGAAGAAGTGCTTGGTGATTCTTGGGTTGAAGAATATGAAGAAGAAGAATATTGGGAGCCTGAAGAGTCCTTGACTGAGATCCTTATGGAGATAGATGATGAGTATTGGGAAGATGAGTATTGGGATGAAGTGGATTACGATGAAGAGTGGTACCTAGAGGAAGAGGAATGGGACGACTGGGGTGATGACGACCCTTTAGCTGGAGGGTCTATTACGACCCCGATTCTGGTGAGTACGGAGAATACGGAGAGGAGTTTGATGATGAGATCATGGACTACGACTACTCCGAATACGACGAGTACCTCTACGACGAATACCCTGACTTTCACGGACAATGGGGGGACAATGACGGAGATATGGATGACGACCATATTTACGACACTGACGGAATACACGACTTTTACGGAGAAGGAGAATACGATTGGTCTGATCCAGACATGGAATACGAATGGGGAGATTACGACGGAAACGACATGGGGGGAACCCACGACGGAGATCACGACAGTGACTACGACTGGGGTGAACATGGAGGAGTTTACGGAACTGATAGCGACGGATCGGGATTGCATCTGGAGGGAGAATCAGATTGGGACGATGATTACGAACAGGGGGAGTGGAGCGATGAGTCCGATGATGATGGGGACTTCGATGACGAATCCGAATACGATGACCCAGAGGAGGACTATGAACTCTACGAAGAGTATGAATATGATGATTCCGATGACAGCACCGGACAAACCGAGTGGATGTGCGACTCCGGGGACTGCGACAGTGACACAGAGACAGGATGGGACGAATACGACTACTACTACGGATACGGTTACTAGCGAAGATACCGATGGATACTGGCACGATTATATAACCACCACAGACACAACGGTAACAACTTATACAGATATAACTACGGTTGTGTGGAGTGATGGGTACGTTCAAGTAACTGAGTCTGATCCATACAGTGTTACATCTACATCATCTTCTACTTCGTCGTGGTCTAATGATTGCGCACTAACAGGTGGCAATAACACCGTCTGGACAGGGTTCGGAGACTTCTGTATTGCAGACATTGAGACCTTCAACAGCAACGAGGACTCAGTAACTTTCACAATTACAGAAACAACAACTGTAACCATATTGGCTGAAACTGAGCTTACTTGTGATGGCTGGCCAGGGAATGCTAACAATGGAGAAGCAGATTACGGAGATCCTTACATTTACCTGTACGATAGCAACAATAATTTAATAGAAAAAGATGATGATGACGGTTGTTCTTGCGGTAATGACTGCGGAAGTGACGGAAATTGTTGGGATGCTTGGATCTCAAGAGAATTAACTGCAGGAACGTACACAGTTAAGGCAAAAGTATACAACAATAACACAACTGGTTGGTATAAATTAACTATAGATACCGCAGATTAGTACGCAAGTTGCATTCTTTCTGTTATAATGATACTATTATATAGTAATCGAAAGGATTTTTAATGGATACAAATAATTTTAACCCTACAGCAGAAGAGGTAATTGCAGAGTTGCAAAATTCTCCAGAAGGCAAGAATCAACTTGAGCTTGCTGCTCTTCGCGTCATAGTGGCTAAACAACAGAGCTTTATACAACAATCAGACGAAGAAGTTTCTGATAATGATGAGGATGAACTTGAGGTTTCTGATAATGATGAGGATAAAGTTTCAAAAAAAGGAGATAATTAATAATGACTATACCAGTAACTAGTAGTAGTGTTGACTTGTCTTTACTGCACCCTACCTTTAGTAAAAGACTAGAGGCCTTCTTTGCAGACGCTAGGATTGTAAATAGAGTGAAAGTTGTGTCTGGATGTCGCAGTTATGCGACTCAGGCGCGCCTATATAAAAAATACAAGAGTGGCCGGGGGAACCTCGCTGCCAACCCAGATCGACGCTTCGGTAAGAATAACTTTTGGCGTGGCTCATGGCATATGCAACAAGAAGATGGGTACTGCTATGCAGTAGACTTTAGGATTACAGGATCAGGCATATCTACTTGGGAGGTTAACAATATTGCTAAAGAATATGGAATACACCCTACGGTTGCCTCTGAGTGGTGGCATCACCAGCCTCGTAATGGTGATGGGTGGTTTGATGCTCCTTCTTTATCTGAGAGTAAAGAAGATAAGAAAGAGTCTAAGGTTGACCTTAAAGCTATAGCCGCTTATCTTGAAGCTATAAAGCAACAGTTAAGTTCTACACCTATGCGATATCGTGAAAGATCAGAAAGAGTAAAAGTACTCCAAAGACGCTTAGGAGAAGTTGGCTTTGATTGTGGAGTGCCAGACGGAGTTTTTGGTCGCAACACATTAAGGTCAGTTAAAAGACTACAGAAATCTGCAAGACTATCACGAGATGGCATTGTGGGTCCTGCTACTTGGAATGCACTTTGGGAATAATATAGAAAAATGCACAGCATAATACCTGTGACTCTTAAGGTTGCCAATGATTTGGTCACTAAGGCTCATAGACACCACAAACCTGTTCGCGGTCATCGCTTTAGTTTGGGTTTAGTCGATGACGAAGGTGTTCTGGTTGGTGCTGTTATTGTTGGCAGACCGGTTGCGCGTGGTTGTGATCCTAACAAAATAGTTGAGGTTACTAGGCTCGTTACTGATGGTAGTAAAAATGCTTGCTCTCAACTCTACTCAGCAGCAGCTAGGGCTGCTAAAGAAATGGGTTTTGAGAGTATTCAAACATACATTTTAGAAGAAGAAATGGGCTCAAGCCTGAAAGCTTCAGGATGGAAGTTTGAAACCTTAACTTTTGGTAGAGAATGGAAGCACACAAGTGGACCTAGAAGGAACGATCAGCCGAATGGTCGAAAACAAAGATGGTCACGACAACTAAATGATTCAAAACCGGAGTTAAAAACTATAGACCATGAAAGATTGTTTAATGTTTAGAAAGTTTTTAAATCATGGATAAGAGACATAATCCTTCCTCTCCTCGAAAAGGGCATCCCATTATGTTCGGCAACCCAAAATTAACAGATCATTTTAATGAGTTTCCTGAAGGTGGAGGCTATCCTCTTAGGTTTGTAGAGTGGGTTCTTGATGCTTGGGGTTGCGATGATCCCGACAAGGTGTTGCATCTTTGCGCTGGTTCTATGCATTCTGGAACAACCCTAGATATCAGAATTGAGACTGGTCCTGATGTTGTAGCTGACTGCAGAAATACCCCATTTAAAGATGAATCTTTTGAGTTTATAATGGTCGATCCACCATATTCAGCTGAATATGCAAAAAACCTGTATGGAACAGAGGGTTTTTACCCAAGGCCTGCTCAGATAGTCAAGGAAGGAATGAGACTACTCAAGCCGGGAGGTCTTTTTGGCATGCTCCACACTCAGGTTCCTGTAATAAGAAAGCCAGCAAAAATGGTCAACGTATATGGGGTTACTTTTGGTATGGGCTATGCTATAAGGGCATGGACTGTTTTAACCAAAGAAAACTGTTTGTTTTAACACCTGATTAGTGATATTATATTCTTATATCATACTTTGTGAATAAAAATTATCACAATGGTATAGTTTTTAAAAAGAGGAATATAAATGGATGATGTAAAGATCAACACCAGCAAAACAGTTTCTTTATCTTTAGGTGCTGATCCTGATAGTAATACAGTGAATGCTACTCTGTATCATGAGTTTGCCGATAGTAGTGTTGTGCAAGCCTCAACAGCCTGTACTCGTGCTAGTGCCGGAGAGTATTCAGTTACTTTTGGAGAATCTACAGCTAATACTAATAATTATGTTCTGGCTCAAGCCGGAGTGCATAAGGTTGTATTCTCCTACGAGAAAAGCGGAACCGCTTTTACTAGTGAGGTTTATTTAAATGTATATACACCGTATATTACTTCTGCGTCTTTTTTCGCTAACAACGCAGATTTACAAGCACTTTATGGGGCAAAATTCGATGAACTTGAGAAAAAAGCTCGGAGAATTATTGACACATACTGTGGACAGTCTTTTGATTTTTACGGTACAAAAAGTTTTATTGTGGACGGCACTGATAATCGCTACTTACGGATGCCTTATCCTATTGACACTTTGACTACTGTTGTTGCTGATTCTGGCGATAGCGACGCAGAAACAGTACACGATTCTAGTGATTCAACATTGAATAATCTAGAAAAATATAATTCAGTTGGAAACTTCGGTTCGACTTATTCAGTTAGGTTTAAGAATAAAGTTTCTGACACAAGAAAAACATATGTTGCTAGAACATATAGCAACAAGTTTAATAGTAAGTCCGACTATAAGGTTACAGGTTCTTTCGGGTGGAGATTCGTTCCCGGCAATGTTCAGAACGCTGCAGAGCTTCTTATATTGGATTTAATGAATGACGATAATGAGTATCGCCGCCACAGAATTCACTCTGTAGACATGGATACTACAAGATATCGCTTTGATTCAGATTTTTATGGATCGACAGGTAATGTTGATGCAGATACATTACTTATGGATTACACACTATATGTAATGGATTATGTGGGGTAGATTAAATGGCAAATGAAACCTTCTTAAGATTCCCACATCAAATAGATGTTCATAGTTACAACGAATCAGATAGCCCATCAGGGCAGGTAACTACTGACTTTTATTTTCACGAAACTATAAAAGGTATGCTTTCACCTAAAAGTACAGATAGAAAGTCGGGTCCGTATATAAACGAAAGCAACCAGTACAGCATAGTTGTGCCTAGGCATTTTGAGTCTAAAGTGAGTTATAATTCTAGACTATATAATGTTAGAGATAGTCATGGAGAGGTTATTGAAGAGGGACCGTTAGAGGTTCTGTCTTTGCTTAAAAGGCCCGGATACTCAGGAAGAACACATCACATATACATTATTGCTCGTGTTGTAGTCGAGGAGAAAGGGTAAACATGCTAAACAGCAATCCAGCACTTCTTTCTGCCAAAAGAGCCCAAGAGAGGGCGATTAGGAAACAAATGGACTATATGTCTGAATTTCAGCAGAATGCTCAGGCAACGGCTGAAAGAATAGAAACTAAGTTAGCATCAAGGTTTCCAGAAGAGTCTATTCACTGGACAGTTGTGCACAGCGCTAGTAATCTTAACTTCTCTGCTAAATTAGTTGAGAACGATGATTATGGCAGGTTTGCCAAAGAACAGTTCTCCTCAGAGATTGACGGCATTTTTTCTGAATGCTTTCAAGAAATGTCTAACGCCTTGAAGAGAACAAGTGAAGGCAAGGGGGGTGGTTTTAGTGCCTGAGTATAGCGATCAAATTATTGTTTATGATTTCAATAATGAATTAAAAGAAAACTATAGTTTAAAAGATGTTGCTGGCAAAAAGCTACAAATATATCCAATGGTTGCACCAAATAGTGCAAAACCTCCCTTTTTAGTTTATTTTTGGATTCCCGGGCATATAGAAAGCAGTGCTTACATACTACGTCAAGATAGTTTAAGGTATGTTATTTACGATTCTAATGCTGACCGTTTGTTTAAGATTAGTAACAAGATTATTAGTATGTTCGACGTTGGAGGGGGACCGAGGGGTCCGGGCGTTGATACAACAGTTCAATCAGGTGTTAATGTTAATAATGTTACTAATCGTATACTAAGTTCTAGCCTGATTGGATCGAGATCAGTTCAGCCTTCTGAAAAGGAGGGATGGTACTCTATCCAATTAGACTTTACAGTCATGTATGTTGCAGATTAGAGTTCGCAATAAAAATGAATATAGGATATACTGCTATTACATATGTGGGAAAAACGCCTAGTTTTTCTGCTCGTATTGGTAAAGCTCAATATGACTTTGAGTGGCAAAATGCCAGAGGAGTAGGGGGAAGAAAAGGCGAGGTGCCTCTAGAGCACGCTAAAAAATTATCTAGGTGGAGGGACAAACGTGGAAAACGTATGTTCACTCTAGAATAACATAGGAGGAAAAAATAATGGCTATTACTACTGCAAATATAGTTGTTGGTGAAGCAACAGTAGAGATTGGCGAATCAGGAACCGCTTTTGGTTCTTTAACTGATGTTGGGGCTACCATGGAAGGTGTAGAACTAACATGGGAACCTGATATGGTTGACATTGAAGTTGATCAGTTTGGTGACGCTGCTAAAGTTATCCAATCTCGTGTGAAGGTTATGGTTAAGACGACTCTTGCTGAGGCGACTCTTACAAACCTAGCCCACGCATGGAACTACAAGTCTACTTCTTCGGGAACAGACTCGGCTACACAAGATATTGTGACTGATTTAGACACAGTTTCTGGTGCATCCGCAACAAAAACATTTAAGTTTGGTATTGAGAATGTATATCCGTATGAGAAGGTTCTTCAAATTACTGGTAACGCTCCGGGTACAACCGCAAGCACTACTCTCAAAAGAATATTCCAAACTAAAAGAGCCGTATCTTACGCAGCAAGCTCTCACTCAATGAAGCGTGCTGAGGCTGTGGCATTCCCTGTTGAATTCAGGATCTTGCCTAACAGCTCTGATACAAATTATGAGTATGGTAAAATTATTGATGTAACTGCAAACAGTTAAAATTACTGTTTATTAGTTGGTATCAACGTAGATTCATGGTATAGTATTTATATCACATGAAAATATACGAAAGGTGTGAAAATTAAATGTCTACAAAAAACAAAGATCTTCGAGAGGGTCAAGTTATAGTGTTTGCTGATGGAGTGGAAAGAAAGGTTTATCCTCTTACCATTCGTCAACTTCGTAATTTTATGAAAATTGCAGACCAACTTAACGTCGATGAAACTAAAGGATTAAACGATGAGGATATTGACAATATGGTCAAAGCAGCAGCAATTGCTCTTCAGAAAGTTGATCCAGACTTAGCTAACGATGAAGAAGCTCTAGAGGATGCATTGGATCTACGATGCTTTGCTGGCCTAATGGCCGCAAGTATGGGTAACGAGGTTGAAGAAGCCCCAAACGAGTAGGTGGAGAGGGGACAGGTGTTGCCAGACAGTCAGACAGTTGGCACACCTTCCCTCTCCATCACTTAGTTTTGGAGGCTTTTGTCTCTGTTGGCTCATGGAAGAGCATCGAAGATATAGAAAGAAACATATCGCTGCCTGAGTTAATTAACATAGTTGACACGGTTAGGTTTAATCGTCATAACGACTATGATATTCTAGCTCAGCTTATTGGTGGTGAGTCTATTGGGGAGTACGATTCCCTAACAGATAGAGTACCGCCTGAGCGTACAGCAAGCAGTGCTGACATGGCTCTAGATAGTGAATTTACTATTTCACACCTACCTATTGGACTTGGTTATGAAAGCGAATAGGTGAGATAATATATAATAGGTGGGAAAATGGCAGAAGATTTTGAGCATAATATAAGAATTACTGGTATGAACCAGTTGGGTGTGTATCAGAAACTGCTCCTGTCGGTCTCGAACGGAACTGCCACCTTAAAAAGACAAAACCTGTCCCTGAATCAGGTCTTGGGGTCTTCAAAAGAAATCCAGAGCGGTCTAAATGCAATAATGCAGGGTAGCGCCAAGACTATGAAGCATCTGATGAATAATCAGAAAGCCATGAAGGGGCTTCGTAAGGTAGAAATCAATGACCTTAGAGCATCTCGTGATGCGCTAAAGAAAAACAGCAAAGAATGGCGCGTCCTTAACAAAGAGATTGCTGTAGCTAGAGTGAAAATGGCTTCTCTGCCTTTGAGAAAACTGGGCACAGACCTTCGTTCCGTATCTCTGCGAGCACAGGATACTGCTAAAAACCTACAGTGGGTAGGTAGACAGATGATGGTCGGCTTTGGCCTTCCTGTTATTATGGGGATGCGTAGAGCGATCCAGACATTTTATTCTTTTGAAAAGGCTCTTGTTAGAACTAGTAAAATCCTCGGTAAAACCGGTGACGAGATGGATAGGGTTAGAGAAAACACACGGCGTGTTTCGGAAGAGCTTGGTGTAAGTAGAACTATTGTTGCCGGTTTAACTGCCGACTTTGCCCAAATGGGCGCTGCCTTGATGGGCTCTAATGACGGTATAAACAACATCGAACAGATGGCTGGTGAGTATGCTGAATTGACGCTCCAACTCGAAAAAGTCGGTCAGGTTCAAGCATCCGTTGGTCGTGACTTTATTGCCAACATTGCTGGTCTTACAAAAGCCATGGACCCTGCCGGTGATCGCATAGATAAGGTTAGAGGTTTGCTTGCTAAGTTAAACATGATGGAAAACACGACAGCCTTGTCAATGGCTGACTTGGCTGAAGCTTTCCCTCAAGTATCTCCTGCCGCTGTTGCTGCTGGTATAGAGCTAGTCTTTTTGACTGGTCTTTTGGCGAGAATGAAAGAGATGGGTCTTAACGCAACAGAATCTGCTCACGCATTAAAATTCTCTATTCAGAGGCTAGTCAATCCTACGACTAAATCTGCAAAAGCAGCCGAGAAGTTTTCAAATATGATAGGGCCGGAATTTCATTCCAACCTAGGTATAGGTAATATGATGATGTTCAGATTGGCTGAGAACATGAAGCTTATTGCTGAGCACGCTAGCGATAAAGACGCATTAGTTTATTTGGGTGAATTAGTTGGTAAACGTCAGGCTTCAAGATTGTTTGCATTGGTCATGGGGATGGAGAGCTTAGAAGACTCTATTAAAGGTGTCGGGACGGCTTTTCAGGCAATGTCGTTTGGAGGAAAAGGTGCATTTGCTGATTTTGGTAAAGAACTAGCAGATAACGAGTATATATATGGTTTTCAAAACGATATTAAGAATGCTTTCAAAGATCAAGATTCAATTGACGCTTTTAGAGCCGACATTATCAAAGCAGATCAGGCGATGGGTAAGTTTGGTCAAGGGCTGCATGAGAATTCTTCAGATGCCGCAGTGTGGACCACGGCTTTCAGTAAGTTGTCTCCAGAAATGAAAGCGCTTGCAATAGACGCTATGGGCGCTACTGAGGCTGGAAAGATTTTTGCTCAAGAGCTTGAGATCGTTCTGGCAGGCCCTGCGGCTATGATGGATAAGGTTAAGTCGCAGTTTAGAAACTTAATGGAAGAATTTGGCGCACAGTTTTATGAAGCAATACAAGGGCTGATACCTTCAATTCAACGCTTTGTTGCATCGTTGCAAAACATGGATACAGGAACTAAGAGAATGATAATAGTCATTGTTGGCGCTGTTGCTGCACTGGGCCCACTGCTATTTATGCTGGCACAAATGGGTATCGTTGTTGCAACTGTCGCTCGTGCTATGGCTTTCTTTGTTCCGCAAATGAAAATGATGTCTTCTGCAATGATGGTTTCTACAGTTCTCCGAGGCAAGATGCTTGGACCCATGAGAAAAGTTGGGGGGATGCTCATAAAAGAAGGGGGGCTTGTTAGCAATCTAGCAACAAAATACAAGATCCTTAGCGGCACACAAGGAAATATTTTTAAGAAAATGAAAGCATTTAGTGAAGTTGGTCAAAAACAAGCTTCGGGCTTGTTGGAGGCATCAAAGTCTCCAAAAAAATCAACATCCGTATTTAGAGGTGGGGCGGCTGCAAACGTCGTCACCAACGCTCAAGGAGTTATGGTTGAAGAGATGGCACCGGGAATGCATGGTCCTGCTAAACCAGTCATGCATGGTCCTCCTGCACCTCCCAAACCAAAGATTGGTCCATTTAGAGCAGCCGCCGCTAAGATTAACAAGGTATTCCACATAAGTGCAATGAAGAGATTTGTAGTAGAGCAAATAGCAGCAACTAAATCAGGTGCGGCATGGTTAACTAAAGTTGGTGCCGCTAGTAAGTTTATAAAAAAATGGTTCACCATTAGTTCTCTTAAGAGAATGCTCGTAGAGAGATTCTCAGCAAGCATGTCCGGTAGGTTTTGGTTAAGAAGCATGTCATTTGCCAACAATGCAATAAGAAAATCATATGTTGCTACTGCTTTTATTATAGGCACGGCTTTTAAAGTAGCCGGTAAAATCGCAAAGAAAGCCTTTATGTTTGGTGGTATAACCTCAATTTTGTTTATTATCATTGGCCTTGTTCTGGTTATTAAAGACAATCTTGGACAATTTGGTGAGGCTGTTAAGCCGGGTGTGGAGATAATTAAGAGAGTATTTTCTAAAATTATGGCTTTCTTTAAAAGAATTGGCACTATGGTTATGGAAATATTCGGTTCCGTCTTTGGGAAGGAAGGTGGAGATGGAAGCAAAGACTCTGGTATTAATGCTGTAGGGGAGATTTTTGAGAAAGTAGCTTCCGCTGTTGAAGGCTTTTTGGATGTAGTTATGAATGTTGTACTCAAAGTCCTCCCTCCTATATTGAAGGGCTTTATGAAAATGTGGAAGTTTGTGTTCGGGATTATAGGCAAAGTTGTTGGCTTTGTTCAGGAACATTTTCAAACTTTTGCCGGAGTGATTCAGTCAGTAGTTTACTGGATTACTGCAATCTTTGAGGGATTTGTAGATGTTCACCTTTGGATTGCGGAACAAATAGTGATGATAGTTGGGCATTATATTCCTAACGCGTTTGTCTGGCTAGGCAGGCTTATTATGCAGGCCGTAGTTCTGATGGTTAGGGTCTTGGGTGAATGGTATAAGTTTGTCATTGATCTTGCTTTCAAAGTAATTGATGCATTTATAACTATGGGTCAAGGGATAGCCAAGGGCGCAGAGGTTGTTGCTGAAACCGTAGGTGGGCTTTTGGAAGCAGTGGGGCTTATAGATGAAAAACCTGATTTCGATTGGACATCTTGGGGGGATGACGTAAAAGGCACTTTAAACGGTGCCAAAGATGCAGCAACAGGATTTATTGATGGTTTTGTTGAGATGGTTGAAAATTACGGAGCAGGTGCTGATGACATGAGTGTTTCCACTGCAGGATGGGTTAAGAGTATAACTGACGTTCTGTCAGGTATAAGGGATTTTGATTTAGCAAGAACGGTTTCCGAAGGTGTAGGGAGCTTGTTGGGGAATATAGGAGGCACAGACCTTATTGATTCTGTTGCTGATGCTGTTGGTGAAGGTGGCGAGGAAGGTGTTGACGAGTTTACCGACTTGAATGAAACTCAGAAATCAGAGCTTGCTGATGATATAAAAGATGCCGTTGGCAAAGGCTTTCAACAAGCGGTTAATGAATTTGTTGACAAAGTGAAAGCCGCATTGAAAGAAGAATTGGCAAGGATAGCTGATGCTGCTATGGCTGCATTTGATGCGTATACGGAAGTTGCCTTAAGCGCTTACGATGCTCGAATAGAAGCCATAGAAGAAGTCAAAAAGGCAGAAGAAGAACTAACCAAGACGCTGCAGTATGAGTCCAAGCGCAGAGAAATAGTTAACCAAATGGCTTTAGATAAAGAGAACTTCATACGCAATAGGCAATTAGCCATATATGAAGGAAGAGTTGAAGACGCTAGGAACCTATCCGTACAGTACATAATTAATGAAGAAAAAAGTGCCGAAAACCTCACGAAACTTGATGACAAGAGAGAAAATTATCTAGTAAACAAAGAAAGAGATATGGCTATTGCTGCTATCAATGTAGCAAAAGATTTGGAAGCAGAGAGATTAAAAATAATCCGTGAAGGATTGCAGGAGCAAGTAGAAATACTAAAAGAACAACTTCCTGCAACTGTTGAAGAGTGGCAAACATGGATGGATACATTAAGTCAAATAACAGACACTACTTTCCAAAGCGCATTTGGTGAGAATGGTGTTCTTGACTCAAGCTTGGATGGGGTGAGCGCATCTATTCAGACAAGTGTTGATACTTGGACTAATATCTTAGAAAACTTTGATCCAAACACCGCCTTCCAAAACATATTTGACAAAGTAAATGAGACATGGAAGTCCGCTCTTGAATGGGATATAATTGCATTAGAGTGGATGGATTCCTATATGGCTCTCTCAATTCCTATACTTCAAGCGAAACTTGCGGAAATAAAAGGCGAATTAGAAAGTGGAATGGGAGATGCTATCGTTGACCCAATCATAGATGCCTTCGCTGATATAATTGATGGAGTGAATGATGCGTCTGACGTAAAGAACCTTAAATTCTCAGCTTCTGGTGGCAGTGGCGCGTTGCATTATCAATCCTCTGCTGGCCCGGGTGGATCTCTTATCGAGGCATATACGATAGCCACGCCATTTGCGGGAGTCGAGGAACACTCAGCAACTTGGACCCCTCCTTTCGTCCTAGATTCTGATATGCCCGATTATGGTAGAAGAAACATTCCTGACAGGTTCTTTGGTGGAGCGATTAGAGCACAATATGGTCGATATCTGGGCGGATTTAGATCAGCCGCTGTTCCGGTAATCGCTCATGGCGGTGAGTATGTAATGAATGCAAGGGCTGTCCAAAGCATTGGTTTATCTAACTTAGAGGCAATGAACAGAACAGGCAAGTCTTATGGCGGTGGCGGTGCTACTGGTGTAACTATCAATGTAGATAACTTTATAGGGCAGCCAGAATGGTTTGAGGAGATGATGAAAGAGTATGACGTTAAGGTCACACCTAAAGCTGATAGAAATGCCGGTACTGACGTAAGAAAGATAAGCTCTATGGCTGATACTAGCAGTAGGAGGCGTGTATAGTGGCTGTTCATGAAGGGTCTTCGTCAATCTACGGTGTAGGTAGGGTGTTGGCAACTGACTCTGTAGGCAAAAGCAGAGGCTCGGTGCCTCAGTCTATAAAACCACTAATGAAGGCTAATGGTCACACCATTACTGCGCACAACAGAGAATATACTTCAACAGTTGACGCTGTTGAAAAAGTTGTAACTCTTGCTTCTGGAAATAGAAAAAGATTCTATGTTAGGTCCAAGAAGAAATTTTCATTGTCCTTCAAATACCTTCCCGACAGAAGCTCTATGACTGTAGATGGCTATACTGGGAGAGATGATTTATTTAACTTAGCAAGTGCAGATAGCGATATTGTAATAGAGTACTTACCTGATTATACATCTGAAAGTTCTAATTTTGATTATCAAACAGCAGTGTGCACTGTTAACGGCTATTCTGAACAACTATTACGCAGGGACGAGTTAAATGGATGCTATTATTATGATGTATCTATAAGTTTTGAGGAGTTGTAATGGCTACAGTAACTAGATCTTGTTCTATATCTGGAGTGGGAACCACTACTTTGAGAACCTATGCGAACTGGGGGGATAGACCCTACATGATGCTAAACGGTGAAGATGTGACCGACCACGGAAGAAAAACCTCATTTAGTCTTCAGAGATCACAGGTAAAAACTGTAAGAAGACATACAGGAAGGTCTGGAACGTATTACCCTCCCCATATGAATAAATTAAAAATTTCATGCGAGTGGGCTATGTTGCCTGACACTTATTCTCATACTTATGATGGAAGACCGGGCAGAATTAGTTTAAAAACCCTATGTAGTTCTAGTAGTAAAATAAAATTATATATTAAAAAAAATGATGGCACTGGCTATCTTTCTTACGATGTTTTCGCTTCATCCTACAGCGAAAATCTTTTCTTGAGAAGAGACTTTGAAGGTGGCGTTCTTTACGATATTGCAATGGAGTTTACTGAGTTATGATAGTTAAAAATAGTGACAATTCTACGCTATCTTCTGCATTTACTGAGGCTGTTGATGGCTCTATGCTTTCAACTAAGATTCGTGTGAATATTGATTGGCTTGATTCACGCCATTTGGAAAATTCTGGTTCTGTAGTCGCAGCCACGACAAACGATGCACACGCAAGTGAGGCGAAGGGCGCTACTGGTCACTTCTTTTCACCGGCACAATCTGCTAACGGATGGGAAAGGCAAGCTTATTTATGGGCTGTTTGTGGTGCCCTCGATACTAACGGTCATACCATAAAATGCAACGGTCAATGGTCGGTAATGCCTGATGAAGACAACTCTAGATATGAGTTTGGTTGGTGGAGCGCTTCAAGATCGGACGCATCCACAGGGAACTTTAGCACAGCGCCGTATGTCGAACTATCGTTTGACGCGGCTAGGTGTACACACATCAGAGTCAACACTTCTGAATTCTATGGTCAGGTTAGTTCTATAAAGGTTGAGTATAAATTAGAAGGCTCAGCATCTTGGACAACACATGCCGCGTCTGCAGACATATCGTCGGATTCTTATTATTACGAGAGTGAAATAAATAATGGAAACTATCTGTCACTAATAGGGATCAGGATAAGCGCTCTCTCTACTAGAAACAAAGACGACTTCGCTAGGATAAATGAAATTATTCCAATATATAGAGAGGATTTATCTCAATACATTGTAAATACCAAGGTAAACAAAGTCCATACCCTGCACAACAGTTCTCTGCCAGTAGGGTCTACTGGTGCAAATGCTGGAGATTTGGTGTTGGACAATACCAATGGTCGGTTCAGTCCCTTTTCAACTTCTGGCGTTGGGCCTTATATGAAGAAGGATATAAAGCTTACAATTGATTTTGGAGTCCTAGTTGATGATGTTGCAAATACATATGAATATGTGCCGTTTGGTACTTTTTGGATAGATCAATGGACCGTCGGTTCAGATATGACTGTATCTGGTCAGTTCAGAGACTATACAAAGTTTTTAAGCGAATTCATGATCGATGATGGTTTTTTTGTTCGAGACACTTTGGCTGGCGTTGCTGTTGGCGATTTGGCTTTAAAAACCAATTTTCCTCGGGCTAATTTGAATGTGATTAAACGTTTTAAAGATGAAGTAATAGAAAAATCAGGAATTGTGCATCTTGAATTTGATGATGGAAATCCTAACAATCAAAGTCTATCTACTAACATTGCGGACAAAGGCGTTTGGGGGCATTGGTGGAACAAATCGCAAGAGCGTTGGAATCCAGTTGAGGGAATAGACATAGAAATAGGCGCTTTGAGAGATACGGTCAAGGAGATAGATAAGTCAGTAACGCCGGTTGTTAGGGAAATTGTTAGTTCCTCTACTGACGCATTAAATATAAACAATCTAAACAATGGTAGTTCTGATGTTTTTGCTGGCGCAAACACTTCAGGAGGTAATACGCAATATATTAATGCTGAGTTTTATACCTACTATGTCCCAGCAAGCTCAAGCAGCACCTTGTTTAAATTTACAGTGCAAAATGCAGGTATAAAAGTTTGGATTAATGATAACTTGGTTTTAGATAAATATAACAACGTAGATACACCATATAATACTGATTGCTCATATGTAGTTGATGTTGGTTCGTTAAGAGCGAATGCTGCATACAAAGTGCACATTGAGTACTATCACTGGTATGGAACACAAAAGCTTGTTTGGGAGTATTCAACGAATAGTGGATCAAGCTATGCTGATGTGCCTTATTCTTCAACTTGGCTTGCTATAGCCAAAGATTCTATTGGGATTAGAGACACCTATGTATCATCAGCCTATTCTAATAGTTATGATCATTTCAATCATGGAGTTTATTTGAACAGTTCCTCGCCAGTAAGCTTAAGTCAGTCATCTGGTATGACATCTGATGCTTCTGGTAGGTCTACTGATTTCAATAATGCTTCAACAAGCCACTATCAACATGTCAAAGTACCATACGATGCTTCTTTAAATACTGCATTGTCAACTTCTGACAATTACACCGGGTCTTATTCTATGGAGGTTTTTGCTAAGTTTGAATCACCAATAGCAGGTAAGGGAGTATATGCTGGGAATATTGATGATGCACATAGCGCGTCTAAAGGGTGGGGGCTGTTCCACACATCCTCGGCAAATGGTGTGTACCTGTATGATGGTTCGTCATTGTTGACGGTTGATGTTTCGGGAACAGTTGGTTTTGGAAGCTCTGTGTGGACACATGTAGTTGCAACTTACGATGGTACTACATTAAGTTATTATGTTAATGGCGTTTTGAAAGGCTCCGCGACTGGAAGTGGTCATACTTCTTGGGCTAGTAGTGATATTTTAATTGGGAAATCCACAGATTCATCAAGCGGTTCGTCCGCTGATTATTATTTTGATGGAAAGTTTGATGAATTTGTAATGTATAATAAAGCACTGACTGCAGATGAGGTGCTTAATAATTATTATTCTATAAACATTAAAGAAACACCTTATTATGAATACTTATTCGGCAATAGCGATTCAGTCTTTTCAATAATGCAAGAAATAGCTACAGCCGATTTGGGGATGTTTGTCTTTGATGAATATAATAAATTTAATTATTATCATTACAATAGATTTTATGAATCTTTTATAAGCGAACACAGTACGGTTCAAAAAACACTATCTGACGATAATTTTGTCATTAGCGGCGATGTGCCTATCGATCTTCAGGCGAATAAAGTTGTAGTTAAAATAAATGATCCACAAGTGGAGGCTGCTGGTCTTCAAAACCTATGGAGAGCACCTGCCCCCACCACGTTGGTTGTGACTGCACTGTCTTCGGGCATTAACAACAGTGTTACTTCTGTTCCTGTTAGAACGACTGAAGGAGAGTTTCCTTGGTATGAGTCTGGATACTTTAAAATTGATGATGAAATCATGCAATACAATAGCAAAACCTCCAGCAGCTTTGATGGCGTAACTAGGGGGATGTTTGGTACAACTGCCGCCTCCCACAGCACTGCGGCGAAGGTCAGAGAGGTTAAGAAGTTCTCCTTACAATACTCCCAGGCTCCAGCCATAAATGTTAAATACCCCTTAGTATCTGCCTCTGTTTTTGAAGAGCCTAGCTTGATTGGTGTCGATGTGTGGGAGCCTAACTTCTATGGAGCAGAAGCTGTGTTTAGCGCTACGAATGACAATTCAGTAGGGGATTTAATTTATCTTGAAGGTCAAGATAAGATAACAAAATTAAGTTACTTTGCATCAGTTGCTGGAGTGCCTGTTGGCGTAGAGTCCTCTAATTCTCAAATCATTGAGCAGTCTGCTGAAAATAGTCCAAGTATTAAAAAATATGGCTTAAAATCAATAGAAATTTCTAATAAGTTTATTACTGATCCTACTTGGGCGAGCACAATCGCTTCTTTTATTAAAGACAAATTTGAAAATGTGGTTATGGTTCTGTCTGTAACTATGGCAGGTGTGCCACAACTTCAATTAGGTGATAGAATAAAGATAGGTACTTTTGATAACTTAAGCATATCAAATAAAGAATATTGGGTTATTCAAATAGATACAAGCATGGGCGCAGGTATTGAACAGTCCGTGACTTTAAGGGAGGTTCCATAAGATGTCTAGCGATCAAAGAGGAATATCAGAAAATCAGATAACTTTCTATAGAGTGGCTGGTCATAGCCACAATGGAGAGGATTCATCTAGAATAGACTTCAGCACCTATGACATATTAGATGTTATAGATATGGGGCAGTTGCAAAGCATTATTGTAAACACCGTTCAAAACTGTGTATTAACTACAAACAGCATTACTGTTGGTGGTGGTGGAAGCTCAATCGTTATTGACGGATCTACTCCTGCAACTCCAAGTAGCCTTTCTGTTTCTTCTTCTGCCTCTACTATTTCTGATGGAAATATATATATTGACGCTTCTTGGGCGGGAGATGAAGATGGGTCTAATACAACATATCGAGTTAAGCTAGAAAAAAGCGATAACGGATCTGCTGGTACTTATTATGCTTCTCAAACGGCGGAAACATCAGAACTGGCTCATAGGTTTGAGTGGATAGATAATGCTTCTGGTGATGGATCAACAATCTATTACAAAGTTAGCGTCTATGCTATTAGTCCTCTGGGGGTTATTAGTACGGCTACAACATCCTCCGCTATAGCACCTGCTGTTGATTCAACAGCACCTGCTCGCCCTGTGTTTAACAACACATTGTCTGGTTTTGACGAGGGCGTGAATCCTACATTTAAAGGTTTCTTTGTTCAGCTTGTTGATAACAGTGAGTTTGATGTTAAAGACGGAAGGGGGCAGTATGAGTTCCAAGTGTCTATATCTAATAACCCACTCAATGGCGCTGAGCAGTTTGATGACTCCAGCAATATGAAGGCTTCTGGCTCTTCTAAGAGCAACTTTTTTCTTGTTAACAATCTCGACGTAAGAGCAAGTACTGGGGCATCGAAAACAGATTATTATTTAAGAGTTAGGGCTAGAGATAGCTCTGGAAACACTTCTCCGTGGACGTACTATAGAAACCTTAACGATAGTGGATCTAGTGGTACTGGAACGACTGACATAACTCTTGCTTCTGCAATTAATGTTTTGGAAGTTACTGGTAATGTAGATATTTTAGCAGGATCAATAACCGCCACTGAAATAGCTGCCAACACAATTACTGCTGCCAATATAGCGGCTGGGATAATAACAGGAACAGAGATTAGCGCGGGTGTGATTGAGGTGGCAGAAACATTATCTAGTGCAAATTATGACAACACCTCCGACCCAAGGACTGGCTGGCAGATTGCTAGTAATGGCTCTGTTACTTTTAATGATATTACTGCTCGTGGCAGTATTTATGCAAACAGTGGTCAGATAGGTAGCGGCGCAGACACATGGACTATAGGCGCAGGAACCATGCAAGCAAATACAGGGGCATCTTCTTTGATCCTTAGTGCTGCAGGCACCGTTCCTTATATAAGGATGGGGTCTAAGAGTGCTTATGATGATGCTAACGCTGGTGTATGGATAGATCCTACACACGGAATAGTTCTCGGGTCAGGAACAACTGGATTTTGGGCAAAACCTGATGGTACATTTTATTTAGGAGGAACATCCGGGTCAGTTCAATGGGATGGATCAACCTTTTCAGTTTCTGGAGACATAACTGGTGGAACAATTGATATTGGTACTGAATCTTTCCATGTTGATTCCGAGGGCAATATGTGGCTTGGTCATTCTACTTATGCATCTGCTCCGTTTAAGGTAAGCAAATCAGGATCGCTAACAGCTACTACAGGGACTTATTCTGGAGCCTTGAGTGCCGCTACAGGTACGTTTGCTGGCAGTCTTAGTGCCGCTACAGGTACGTTTGCTGGCAGTCTTAGTGCTGCTGCAGGTACATTTACTGGCAGTCTCACCGCTGCCACAGGTACATTTGCTGGCAACAGCACTAGCAGGATTAAGTTTGATACTACAGCAGAGTCTGGAGGCTCAGCAATACGTTTTGGAACAACCAGCGATGATGATGCTTATGGCTACCTTTTATATGGCAGTGCTATAACTGGTGGAGGTGGTGGGGTTTCTGATTCAGGTCTTTCTTTGAAGAGCGGCTCGGGTTCAGGTTATGTGACTGTTAGCGAAACAGGAAGTGAGAATGTTTATATTCATTCTGATGAAATTCTTACGCTTTCTTCTGGTTCAACTGAAGCATCTCAATATGTGAAAGTCGATCATAAACTTGAAGTTAATGGGACGTTGAGAGCAAAAGGTGTCTTAAGAGCAGAAGATAATGTTGATTTTGGTCCAACTTCTTCGGGGTTCACAAGATCATCGGAGCAGTATCTTCAGGTTGCAAATACAGCAGGCACCGCTGGTATTGTAGTCGCTACTGGAGATTCGTCTAGCGGTTACTTTAGGTTTGGCAGGTCCAGTGATAATTCACGCATTGGTATATCCGGCTCTCAGCTTTACGGAACTCTTCACTTTAGAGCTAACGGCTTGGAGCAGGCGTATTTTAATAGCGTTGGACTTATGCCGTATTCCGATGGAACGAAAAACATTGGTTCGTCTAGTTTAGCGTGGGACACGATTTACGCAGATAACGGAACTATTCAATCATCAGACGTAAACCGCAAAACAGACATTCAAGATGCAACACTTGGTTTAGATTTCATAAAGGCTTTGCGCCCAGTTCAGTTCAAATGGAAAGAGACTGCAGGGCGTGCGGGGGTTAGGATACATAATGGGCTTATTGCTCAAGAAGTTAAAGATGTTTTAGGTGGTGCCGCTTCTGATACTGCTTTATGGATCTCTGATACTGATGAAGAAGAAACAAGACCTTCGGGTGATGATCTAAGCCCAGAGGATAATCCTAATCATGGGGCTACAACAGAGGGTATTAGATATACAGAGTTAATTGGTCCAATAGTTAAGGCTATTCAGGAAATGGAAGCTCGTTTATCTGCTTTGGAGTCATAATGTTTTTTAGATTTTGGTGTGGAATCATAACCGAGAAGGGTGTATAATTAAGTATTATGGCTGATTACGACAATTATGATGCAGTTAGTTGGTCTTTGGGTACGCCCATTACCGCTGGCAGAATGCAGCAAATAACTACAAATATAGGAGAGGTTAAGTCCGCTACTGACAAACACGCAAAAGGCGTGATTGTTATGAATAGCTTCACAACACAGGTATCTACTGAGACTAATGGTGTACTTCATACAGGACTAACTGATAGCACATACGTCATTGCTAATATCAATAACACTTCGGGGGCAGGTTCCTCTGATCAAAGGGTTTCTCTTGAATCGGAAAGGTACTATAAAGTATGTGTTTCTATACCTGATATAAAAATGCAGTCAGGGCACGCAGGTAGCGATCTGACCTTAAAGATAGTTCAAACAGTCTCTTCAACAGATACTGTTTTAGCTACATATAATTTTATCACTACTAATCCTACTGTTAATGCTAGATACTTTGCGTCAGGAGACTATTCGGCAATTATTGACACTACGGCTTCCCCTTCAACAACGCCCCATGAATTCAAGGCTACATTAATACATAACAACAGAGTAACTGATGATGCTGCAAAAACTTATGAAGTAACAGCATCAGCCACAGCACCTATTCGTATATGGGTTGAGGATATTGGATCGTCAGCATAATTCCTTAGCTTCTCGTCGTGACGATTTAAAATGGGGAAATGAAGCACGCAAAGGCAAAGGAAATTCCAATTGGAACGGAGGCAAGTATGTTGACGATAAAGGATACATCCGAGTTAGACAACCGGAGCATCCATATCAAGTTCATGGATATGTCTATGAGCACAGACTTGTGATGGAGAAGGCTTTAGATAGACACCTTGAATCATGGGAGTCAGTTCATCATATTAATGAAATAAAAGAGGACAATAGAGTATCTAATCTTTTTCTCTGCACAGCAGGAGAGCATAGCACTTTACATCGTGAGGGTCTGGTGCAGCCCATGGAGTATAAAGACCATATGAGAAAGACAATGAGAGCGAAAAACAAGAAAAAAACAATTAGAGATTTAAAAAATAAAAATACCGATGGTTGCGAATAGTAATTATTGCTGCTACGGTAGTTTTAAATAAATCAAGGAGATTTAATGAAACAATGTCAAGGTGAAGGGTGCTCAGTGATGTACACCCCGAACACTCACAATCAAAAATATGCTGACCCTAGATGTAGAAAGGAGCAGGAATACAATATCGTTTGTTCTTATAGAAGAGAGCAAAACGAATTTGGAGTTCCAAACGATCCAATGAGTAATGTTGAAATTAATAACGAGGTTGAATTAAAATTAGCTTATACGAAACTAGTACAAGAGTTCGAGAAGTTAAAAACGAAAAAAGAAGACCTTGCTTCGTCTGTATACCGAGCGGTTACAGATCAAGCAGAAAATTATGTTGTACCTCCCACGAAAGCGCCCAAGGCAGACAAAAGAACCAAGGGTGAAGAGGTTGCTGTTGCTGTACTGTCTGATTGGCAGTTAGCTAAGGTAACTCCGAGTTATAATTCCATAACCTGTGAAGAAAGGGTTGCTCTTTATGCTGACAAAGTTATTGCTTTGACTGACATTCAGAGAGCAGACCATCCTGTTAAGGATTTAGAGGTGTGGATTCTTGGAGACATTGTTGAGGGAGAACTTATATTCCCCGGACAAAGTTTTCTCGTTGATGGAGGATTGTATCGTCAAGTAACTGTTGATGGTCCAAGAATTATGACAGCATTCTTTAGAAAGATGTTAGAAAATTTCCGTAGTGTTAAAGTAACTGCGGTGATTGGAAACCATGGTGCCATAGGTGGTCGCGGAAGGAAGGATCATGATCCTGAAACCAATGCTGACCGTATGCTTTATCGCATCATGGATTTAGTATTTTCAGATGAGGATAGAATAACCTTCGACATCCCAGATGGTCGTGGAGAAGGTCGTTGGTATGCTATACCAGAAATAGGTAACTATAGCTGCTTGCTTTGCCACGGAGATCAGTTTAGATCTTTTGGCTCATTCTATCAGTTTCAGAAAAAGATTTTTGGTTGGAGAGTTGGTGCTATAAATCAACACTTCGACGATGTGTTCATCGGGCATTGGCATCAGCCAACTCGCATGACATTCAATACGGTTACTTGCAGAGTCTCTGGTAGCACAGAGTCAACTAATGAATACGCAGTTGAAACTTTGGGCGCTATTGGTAGACCTTCGCAACCGTTAATGTTCGTAAACCCAGAGAAAGGCATGGTTACAGCCGAATATACTGTTTGGCTTGACACTGACTGATCTCTGGTAGAGAAAGACCCCTCGGGGCATACATAGGAGGTAGACCTATATGAGTCTATATAAAGATATTATTGAAAGAGCAGTTTGGACTGCAGTACAGAGCTTTTTGGCTGTATTTACTGTGTCGGATCTGTCAAGCACAAAAGCAGCCAGCGTTGCTGGAATGGGCGCGCTTATATCAGCCGTCAAGAGCATTGCAGCAACTAAAGTTGGAGATCCAAACACAGCAGCAACTGTAAAATAATGGATAAATTCAAACCACAAAATAAAAAGATTAAAGTATCAATCATCTGTCCCAAGTGTCGTGGCAAGATGCTGGAGGGTCCAAGATATAGAGAGACAATCGAAGTTTCTTGTTTGATTTGCGGGTATAGAATTGAGCCTTTGCTTCAAAAGTGGAATGATAATAAAAGGAAAGTATATAACCGTCTTAACAATGAAAGATCTAGAAAAGCTAGCAAATAAAATAAACGCTCAGGTTAGAGGATTCTATCTTGAGGGTGATGTGATACTAAAAGCTATCAAGTATCTTCGTCGTGATAATAAAGTTCTTTTTGTAAGGATTGATACTGGCGAAGAGTTTTATGATGACTACAAAGGATCTGCGTTGTTTCGTAAAAGGATATTTACTATTGGCGAAGTCGCCAAATTGGTTGGAAGGGCAGCAGGAACAGTTCGTGAATACGAGCGTAAGGGCTTGCTGCCCTCTGCCAGTCGCTTTAGTTATAAGGGTACAAATTACCGATACTATACCTACAGCGATGTACAGGAATTAGAATCTTTTTTTTCTTCAAGAAAGGTTGGAAGACCATCTAAAGATCAGATACACTCTTCTACAAGCCTGAAAAAGAAAATCAGGGAAGTAAAATCAACTATAAGAAAGTAGTAAGAATATGAAAACGTCAGATGAAAACCATATATGGGTTGCAATTGGAATTACCAAAAATCTTGGTAACTATGAATCAATGCGGCTAGATGCTGGTGCGAAGTTAGTAGGCGATCCAGATGATGATAAGTTATGGACTCGTTTATGGGATGTTGTTGATACTCAGCTTGAGGCAAAACTTGCCGAAGTTGATCCAAAAGAAGATTAATGCCTATTGACGGATGGATTAAGGATGCTGTTTGCAGGAATGATGAACATAGTCTTTATTGGACTAGTTCAGACTGGGAACAGATTGAGTACGCTAAAGAAAAGTGTACTAAGTGTGATGTTAAGATACCATGTATCGTTACAGCGCTAGAAGATCCTTATTTTGCCGGTGTAACTGCTGGCATGTCTAAATTCGATAGACTAATTTTATTGCATAGGAGGGTTGAAAATGCCTCAGAAAAAGGTTGGATCGGACCTGATTCTCTTATTGAGAGAATTGTCGAGCAAGGACAGTAAGTTCTTTTTACCAGATATTGGTAGAGAAGAGCCTGTCGCTGACAGTCTGGTTGAAACCTACGAATATGAAGATCTCATAGTTATGGCTGGTCAGTATGTAAGTAAAACTACTGGACCTATTATGGTTTTTAATTTTGCCATGGAAGTGCCTACTATGATTAGTAAGACGGTTTCCGAAAGGGAATCGAAGGAAAAGTTTTTAAGCATTGTTGAGAAAACTAAAGAGAGAATGGATCGTAGAAAGTGAATTACGAAGTAAAGCTTTTAAATGCCGTGTTGGAATCCGGTGACTATATTGAATGCCAAAGTGAAAACGTAGGTTCAGTATTTATAAATTATAAAGACATATGGGCTTTTATAACCAAACACTATAATGATCATGGAAAGATACCTGCCAAGGCAGAGATTAAATCACACTTTCCTGACTTTGAGTATTTGTCTACTACAGAGCCTTTGTCATACTATATTGATGAAGCAAGAAAAGAGTCTATGTCAACCCTAACTAGGGAGTTGATGTTGAATACTCATGAGATGATGAAGAACAGCGGTCCAAAGACTGCACTTAACTATCTTGTCTCTAACGCTAATCAGCTAGTAAAGGATGCAACCAACCTTAAGGATACTGATATATCTGGAGAGTGGAGAGAGCGCCTAGACGAGTTAAAGAAGCGTGCAGAGAGTGATGATGGAGGAACCATAGGTATCCCTACAGGGATATCTGTTATAGATGCAGAGTTTGGTGGATGGCAACCCGGAGACTTTATTGTTCTTCTTGGTTGGACAGGGGTAGGTAAGTCCTTTATCGCTAGACTGTTTGCTGTTAATGCATGGCTGGCTGGTTATAGACCTATGATTATCTCATTGGAGATGAGCAAACAACAAGAAGCTCAAAGGATTGATACCCTACTTAATAATGGTAGGGGGTACTTTACCCACTCCGATCTGGTTAGACCTAACTCAGAGATTGTAGACTCTTATCAGGAATGGGGCGAGAGTCAGTTTAATGATATGCAGCCATTTTATCTCATCACTTCTGATGGATTAGATGTTGCGGATCAGAACCTTGTTCAAGCCAAGATAGATCAATACAAACCAGATATGGTCATTCTTGACTATCATGGTTTATTTGATGATGCTAGTGGTGCAAAGTCTGAGACTGAGAAGGCTAAAAACCTTTCCAAAGCGTTTAAGAGAATGGCTGTAAAGAACAATGTACCTATTATTGATGTTGCGGCTGTAACGATGAATGATGGACATTCAGAGAGACCACCAGAGTTAGAAGAAGTCGCTTGGAGCAAGCAGTTAGCTTATGATGCTGACTTAGTGTTGGCTCTACATCGTGAGATGGACTCCAGCATTTTTCAAGTGGTTAGTCGTAAGGTTCGTAGATGTACTCACTTTGGATTCTTTTTGAATTGGAATTTGGATACAGGAGAATGGAAGGAGGAGTGGGGTGTCTAATATAGTTAAAACATACACAGGTCAAGCGCGAGATGTTGAAACAATAATAAGATTGCGTGATTGGATGGTTGATGAAATAGCGAAAGAAATGCTAGAGTGTGATATCATACTAAAAGATCATAAATTAAGTTGGGATTATATACAGGAGGATGAGACATTTGAGTTCACCATACACGCAATCGCTTGAGTCGGTAATAAGAGACACATTACATAGAGCCTCTGTTTCGATAATAAACGAGGTGGGGACTGAGTTCACAGCTTACTGTCCTTTTCATGACAATAAAAACACTCCATCTTTTTCTATAAATAAAGAAAATGGGTTATGGCATTGCTTTAATCCTGATTGTGATAAGCAAGGCAGCATCCGCAGCCTTAGAAAGATGCTTCTAAATGAAGAAACTAGATTTTCTAAAACCGAGATTAGTGATGAGTTCTTAAAAGCTATATTAGAAGATAGTGAAAAAAAGGATACAGAAATCTCAGACGATGTTTTAGATGCTTGTTTGATTGATTATGATTCTGATGATGTGAATTACCTTAAGCCTTTAATTGATCGCGGGTTTGAACTAGATACTTTAAGATACTTTGAGGTAGGATACTCTAGAAACAAAGAGAGAATAACTATCCCTGTCAGGGATCAGTTTTATAGCTTCTGTGGTATAATTGGTAGGGCTACTGACGAGAGTCAGGTCCCAAGATATTTATACAGTACAGGATTCACCAAGAGTCGTGTATTGTTCAACCTCAATAATGCAAAGTCGCATAGTGAGGTTATAGTAGTGGAGGGCAGTCTTGATGCTATTAAAATACATCAAGCAGGTTTTCCAAACGTTGTTGCTACACTTGGTGCTGTTGTGACGGAAGATCAAATGATGTTGCTATCTAAGAATTTTGATAGTATTATTATAATTCCTGACAATGATAGTGCAGGTTATGCAATGGCAGATGATATAATATCATCTAACCGTGGAATGGAAATCCATGTCGGCGTAGTCGATCCAGATTTCAAGGATGCGGGAGATCTGAATTCAGATCAAATAAAACAAACCATAAATAATAAAATAAATGTATTTAATGAATACGAGATTATAGGAGAATTATATGAAAAGCTTTAATACAATAGCAGATATGAAAAAAACACTAGGAGACTCCAGTACGAAGTCATCTGGTGGTGGTGGAAAAAGATTCTTATTCCTTCGGGATGGGGACTCTTTTAAGATCAGGTTCCGTCAGGAACTAACTGAAGATGGTGCAGGACACGATGACTCACGAGGCGCAGCCTCAGTTGTTCAGGTTGTTACTTCGCCAGTCAATTGGAAATATAAAGCAATGAGTACTGCTGATAATGAATCAACTGGGTACCGTTGCTGGGCTTCTGAGCAAATCATTAAAGATAGAAAGTGGACTCCGAGACCACATCTATTGATCAATGTTTTGGCAGAGATTGAACCGGGTAAATGGGAGCCAAGGATAATTGAAACAACATTCAATTCTCGTCATATTGGCAATACCATTATTGAGTATGCAGAAACTTACGGAACGATTACTGATCGTTGCTACAAGTACAGCAGACAGGGGAGTGCCGCACATGATACGCAGTACAACCTCATACCTCTTGAAAACTCTGAGGAAACAGATGAGCAAAAAGAAATACCAATGGTTGATTTGGATGGCATTTATAAAGTCATTCCTTACGAACAACAAGAATCATATTATACGACTGGAGAGGTTTCCAGTTCAGGTTCAACTTGGTAGAATGATTGGCAGGAGGGCGTTCCCTACCCCTCCTGCCACATTCAGAAAGGCATTTTATGCATCTTTGTATCGATATAGATGGAGTCATAGCCAATACAGTTCTTGAATTAGATTGTGTTGCAAGTAGTGGCGGCTACGAAAAGTACAGCTTCTCAGAGTCGTTTGATCCTGACAAAGTGCATGACATTGAGTGGGTAAGTAACTCTCTAAAGAGCGAAGTGTTTTGGAGGAATATTAAGCCATACGAAGATGCTTGGTATCATATAAATAAATGGTTTATGAGTGGAATTGATATATCATTCATTACTGCTCGTAATGCTATGTGGGAAGAAATAACAGAAATTTGGCTTGATGATTGGGATATACCTTATAACTCAATTTTCTTCGCTAAGTCTGGTAAAAAGGGTGAGATCATGGAAAAAATACAGGAAGAATCAAACAACGGAAATCCTGTATTTATGATCGAAGATAATCCTATAGAAGTTAATAAAATAAACAACAAAGGTATGTATGCTTACTGCATAAATCGTCCTCACAATGAGGGGTTTTTAATAGACCCTCCTTGGTGGCTTGATGGTTCTGCTGGAAGGTCTTATAGCTTTCATGAGTTAGATAATATCTTAAAAGAAAGGTGTGAAAATGAGTGATGATTTAAATACTAATAGTTTCGATCTGGTAAATAGCCGTCCAGATTGGGATACATATTACTTCCGTATGGCCACTCTTGTGGCTACGAGAGCAACATGCCCATCTCGTTCAGTGGGGTGTGTGATAGTTGACCCAGTTTCAAATCACGTTTTAGCTACTGGGTACAACGGATCGCCAAGGGGGACCTCCCATTGTGGAGAGTCTTGCCTAACGAGGCAATCAGGAAAAGGTTTTGAAAGATGCAACGCAGTACATGCTGAATTGAATGCTATACTGCATGCAGCAAGAAATGGTGTGGCTACTGAGGGGTGCAGGATGTACCTTACAACAACTCCTTGTGTATTCTGCTCCAGAACATTAATAAATGCAGGTGTAAAAGAGGTATACGCTATGACTAAATATTGCCATGATGATGCACTCTCCTTGCTTAAAGAGGGGGGCGTAGAGGTTAAGATTATCTCTCCTATAGAACTAACAGATTTGATAAGGTTCTCATGACAGATTTTGTACACCTCCACGTTCACAGCGAGTATTCCCTACTAGATGGTCTATCCACTCCAGAAGAGATGGCTAGGGCGGCATCTACGCATGGTCAGAACTCTATTGCAATCACAGACCATGGCAGTATGGCTGGCGTTCTTAAGTTTCAGGACTCATGCAAGAAGCAGGATGTAAAGCCTATATTTGGTGTTGAGGCTTATTTTACTCCAAGCCTAGACTCTGACAACTTAGATGGAAAAGCAGAAAGATTTCACCTAATACTTTTAGCTAAAAACAACAAAGGACTATCTAGTCTATATAAGTTAAACAAACAGGCTTGGAATGAAGGGTTTTACTATAAGCCTAGGATTGATTTTGAAATGCTTGATAGCATTGTTGACAATGATGTTATTGCTCTATCTGGATGCAGAGGGAGCGCAATAGCTAAGGCTCTTGAGGTCGGAGACTACTCTCGTGCAGAAAGGCTAACAGAGAGGTTTTTAAGCATATTTGGTGACGATTTCTATTTCGAGATTCAAGCATGGAATCCAGAAGAAATAAATCGTGGTCTAATAAGCTTAGCTGATTCGTACAATAAACTAGTTGTTCCAACACTGGACTGCCACTACCCATTTAAAGAAGACTCAGGAGTGGAAGAGGTTCTCTTAACGCTATCGCAGTATGGATCTATGAGTTCTAGTGACAAGAAGTATGCAGGATTGCATAAGAGTTGTGCCCACAAGAGCGATATGAGTGTTCTAGATAAGATTAACAAGATGTACCCACACAGAAGATTGCGGTTTGATGACATTGAGCCATGGATAATGGGTGCGGACGATATTAAAGAACTTTTTTTAAAGAAAGGCTACGAAAATGCTTTCTTGGAAAACACACTAGAAGTTGCGGATAAATGCTCAGCTTCTGTATCTACTAGGAAATCATTATTACCAAAGTTTAGTGACAAGTTTGAATCCATATGGTACTTAAGAGAGATTGCTGAATCTGGTCTGCAGAGTCTAGGTCTTGATACTGTTGATAATGCCGAGGAATACAAAGAGAGACTTTTGAGTGAGTTGTCTATCATAGACAAGACAGGGTTTGCTGATTACTTCTTAATTATATGGGACCTTGTTGGATGGGCAAAGACACAAGGTATAGGAGTAGGTCCAGGTCGCGGTTCTGTTGGTGGTTCTTTATTGGCATATCTTTTAGGTATATCCATGGTAGATCCTTTGAAGTATGGATTGCTGTTCGCTAGGTTTATCAATCCAGAACGTAACGACTATCCAGACATTGACCTTGACTTTGAAGATAAAAGAAGAGCAGAAGTTAAAGAGTATTTGAAAAAGAGATGGGGTAGCGACAATGTTGCTTCTATTTCTACTTTTGGAGAGTTCAAGGCTAAGTCTGCTGTTAAAGATGTTGCTAGGGTCTTCGGGGTAGAGTTTGGAGAGATTAATAACATTACTCAGCTATTTGATGATCTTGATGAGATGAATAAGATATCCAGAGTGAGAGAGTTTTGCGAGAAGTATGTTGATGTAAAGCCTGTTGCTGAAAGACTAGAGGGGCGTGTTCGTACCGCAGGTATGCATGCCGCTGGCGTTGTGGTGTCTTCAGAGCCACTATGGAATGTATGCCCAGTAGAGACAAGAAAAGAAGCTACATCTGATCAGAGAACAGATGTAACAGCGCTTGACATGGAAGGCGCAGAGGCTGTTGGCTTGATTAAAATAGATGTTCTTGGATTGAAGATGGTGTCTGTTATTAACGACTGTCTAAATCAAATCAAAGAACACTATGGAATTGATGTATCAAAAGAGTCAATTGGATTGATGGACCCTAAAGTGTTTGAAGAGTTTGCAGCCTGCGAGACCACAGGTGTGTTTCAGGCTGACGCAGGTGCATATAGAAATCTATTAGAGAGAATGGAGTGTGACTCCTTTGAGGATCTAGTTATTTCTAATGCGTTAGTTAGACCGGGTGCTATGTTAACACAGGGCGATGAGTTTATAAAAAGACGCTCAGGAAAGAAGAAAGTAAAGTATGCTCACCCAATACTTGAGGATATATTGAAAGAAACATATGGAACATTTATATTCCAAGAGCAGTTGATGCAGGCTGTGGTTTCCTTGGCTGGTTTTTCTTGGGCAGAAGCAGACACTCTTCGTAAGATTATTGGTAAAAAACGTGACATAATGGAGTTTGAGAAGTTTAGAACAAAGTTTGTAAGTAATAACTTGATAGAAGAGGAGGCTGCTGAGAAGATGTGGGACGATTTCGAGAAATCATCTTTGTATATGTTCAATAAATCACACGCTGTAGCTTACTCAATGCTCTCATACCAGTCTATGTGGCTCAAGCTGAATTATCCCCTAGAGTATTGCTGGTCACTATTGGCTAACGAAACAAACCGTGAAAGAATTACCACCTACCTTATGGAAGCAAAGAGGCTTGGAATACAGGTTAATCCACCAGACATAAACAAATCTGATGAGTTCTTCTCGGTAGACTACGATGATGGTGGATCAATAAGGTTTGGACTATCAAATATAGATGGTGTAGGATCATCAGCTATTGGTGAGATAATTTCAAAGAGACCTTTTGGTTCTATGGAGGAATTTGAAGGAAGATGTGTTCGCAAGATTGTAAGAAAGAACAACATTGAATCTTTAGATAAGGTTGGAGCATTTAAGTCAATTGGTCACATGTCGGAGTATGAGCATTCTAAGTACTATATGCCTCTACTTGGGTTTCCTGTAGATCAGGATATAGATGATAAGAATAGTGATTTACTATCCCCTGCTTCAAGCGTTGAAGAGGGAAGTACGGATTTAAAATTTGTAAAGGTTGTTGTCAGGTCGATTAAAAGATCCTCTAACTACGTTAGAGTCGAGTTTGAAGACCCTACCGGCTCCTTTGCGGTGTTTACAGATGTAGAGAATGATTTGAAAAAGAATGATTATATTTACGCCTTGGTTGGTGATCGCTCTCTACACTGTTATGGTGATGTTGGAAATGATGACAGTGATGTTACAAGACTGATGGATATTGTTAGAGAAGGTACCAGTCATGATCATTCATGGCTATACGAGCATGGATTGGGTGATATGGATAGCGGTAAAGCTGTGGCTTATGTCTGCAGCGCTAGGTCGTTTAAAACATCTAAAGGTGCAACTATGGCAACTGTGTACGTTTGGGACGGTGTTCGTTTCTGTAAGATTGTTATCTTTCCACATGTATACTCTCGGTATGGTCAAAAATTAGGCTCTATTGAGGGTAATTGGGTGGCTGCTAAGCCCAGTCCTATTTCTAAAAATGAAGAAGGATATAAAGTTAGCGGCGCAGACGATATTATAGATATTAATGATTTTTGTAGGAGGTTGAAGATTAATGCTAATAATTGATAAGCGTAGTGGAGACACTATGCCTGAATTTGAAATAATACCAACACCCTCTGTTGGATTAAACAGAGCACTTGGTGGTGGACTCTATAGTGGTATGACACATTTACTATGGGGCACTCCTTCTGCTGGTAAGACAACTATGTGCTATCACATACTTGCTGAAGCACAGAAGATGGGTTACCGACCCATAATTGTAGACTCGGAGTTTTCTTATAAAGAGTCCTACGCTAAACAATGCGGTGTAGACATAAGTGATCCTGTAGTAATACAGGGTACTGTAGTCGAAGATATACTAAAGGCTATAACGCCTTATTTAGAAAGCGATAAAGAAAAACATATTTTCCTTATTGATTCTTTGTCGAACTTGATGAAAGATGAGTTTTATGCAAAACCAGAAGGCGGCAAGGCTATGGGGCTTGCGGCTAGGTCTCAAGGTTACTTTTTACAGAAGCTAGTGAATTATCTGAACAAGGAGAACAACATCATGCTGTTCATATCTCATCAGATGATAGACCTTAGCGGAATGTATGCACAACTAAGAGGAAAGTATGGAAACACAGTGCATCATAATATGCACAATATTATTAAACTATTCCTGTCAATGTCTCAGCAAGATATGAACCGGGACGAAACAAAGATGATCACATCTCAGAAAGTAATGTGGAGTATAGAAAAGACAAAACAGCGTGCGTCTATTGGCACGACTGGTCACTATTATGTATTGCCACAAGAAGGCGGTCTTGATAGCCTTCGTGAGTTGATAGATATCGCAGTTGAGATGGGAATAATTGAAAGAAGAGGTGCTTGGTTCTATTATGGTGAGGAAAAATGGAACGGCGCTGGTAACATTGTACTATCAGACAAACAACTGTCGGATATTTCAGAGAGAGTAATTCTTGGATGAAACGTAATGAAAAAGAAGAGATAAAAAGAGATGGCGCTAAGGCTGTTAAGAACTCTGGTCGTGGTATTAAAAAAGGAGATGCCACGATCAGTAGCTTTCTTGTAGATTACAAGCATTGCGGTAGATCTTTTACTGTCTCAATAAAGAAATGGATCAAACACTCTAAAGACGCTTGGAATGATTCTTATAAATATCCTTGCTATTCTTTGGTTTTAGGAGAAGACAGTGAAGTTAAACTTGCTGTTATAGAGTGGGATCTATTTCGTGAACTAATAGAAGATACTGAATACGGAGGTGATTTGAAATGACGCAAGATTTTGTTGTTTCAGTAGAACAAATTAAAGATGCTATGGGCGATAAGGCTGAGGAGTTTATTGAAGTTATGCGCATAGTTGATGATATTATTGAAAACCCTAACCATTATCTAGGTATGCAAGCAGCAAAAACTGCTGCAATACTTGCTGCGTATAGAACTAAGGTTATTGTTAAAGCTCAGGCTTATAAAAGAAATTCAACAATTATGTCAAATAAGGATAAGATATCTAAAGATATCTGGTATACTTTATTTGAGGCACTTGAAGAGAATATTAATACTCTTAAGTTACTAGCAAGGAGCGCGTCTTGAAATCACTAAATAGATTGCTGAACAACGATCAGCAAGAAAAAGATGAGACATCTCTTGAGGATAAATTAGTTAATGCAATAGATGTTTATTTAACTAAAAAGAATGATAAAGACTTTAAAAGAGTCGATGGGTTTCACCCTAGTTACACTAACCAGTGTCCAAGATACTGGGTCTATCTTTTTAGAGGTGTTTCTGTAGAACC